GTAGATGAATTCCCTGTCCTAACAAGCAGTTATTATCCAGACATTTATGATGACGAAAAGTGGAATTTTTCTGTTAGTATAAGGCACAACAAATACCCTTACACTTCGTATGTTTCAGGGACAAAATTGTCCAACGAAGGCTCTTATATATTGGAATTCTTTGGAGTAAATACAACATTAGATGTCGTGCCTAAAATTGGGAACCAAGAAAAAAGTTTTTATTTGACAGCATCTTTAACATACGACCAAGGGCAGTCGATGCTGCGTTCTGACAAAAGAATATACGCAGGAGCGCATAGAACTAACTTCACAGGCTCAATTCTTTATAACACGGATGTTTGTTTGTCTAGCGTTCGTGCTTGGCTGGAATATTTGCCAACATCTTCTGTAATAAATCATTCAAAGTATAACGATAGTTATGGCATAAAGGGCTTATTCGAAGGTGCTGGAACATACGATGAAAATTTTGATAATATTTTTGTTCCAAAGTCTGAAACATTGTTGTTTGATTGGTATTTTTCTTCCAATACAGGTTCTGATTCGTCAGGAGAATTTTTTGTATACGACGAGACATCAGGTTCAGCAGAACAAGCAGGTCGCTATGGAGAATATGGGACAAGAATAGGCATAAGACATCCAGGTAGAGGCTATGGGTTTACATCTAATTCAGACGATGCTTTTAAATTGAATTATTTGCCAACACTGAAGCGCACATTGCCAGAATCTCTTTCAAGTGCCAATATGATTGAAATATTGGATGAAAATACCGAAGTCAGAACAAAAGAAACCAGACCATCAAAGTATATTTTTCGCTTTGAAAAAAGCATGTATCAAAATATATCTGAAGATATGATAAATTATTTAGATACAATTGTTGAATTTAATAATTTGATTGGTGAGCCTGTCAATCGCTATAGAAAATCATATAAAAAGCTTGACAAATTAAGACATTTATATTTTTCAAAAGTTGAAAATGAGCCAGACTTAGAAAGATTTTTGGAATTTTACAAGTGGATTGATTCAGCAGTTGTCAAAATGCTAAGTCAGATGCTACCGGCGTCCACTAAAACACCGGAAAGGATAGCGAACACTGTAGAGTCTCATGTTTTTGAAAGGAACAAATTTCAACACAAGTTTCCTTTTCTGGAAATCAAAACTTCTACTACTGGAAACATCAAAGGACACAAACCTTATCAGTGGAAAGATTATCATGCTCCAATTGGCTTAAGCGAAGAAGAAAATGGTTTGTGGTGGAATAAAAAATCTAAATTAGATACTAATATCTGGAACTTAAATGCAGATGTTGAAAGTAATCGCTTGGCGATTGGACGCATTCAGGACGAAGAAACCAATAGAAATGAAAAAAATCCTTATTTTTATTCGTTATCGCGCACGAAAGAATTGGGTGGGGGTGTCAACTTCAATTCGCAAAAAAGATTCGTCTATGTGGATGTATTGCACCCTAATGGACCTCTTTATCAAAACTTGTTGGTTGTGTCTGGTGCTTTCCTTGAAGAACCAAGGAGCAAATACAACACAAAGCAAAAAGATGCTGCTTATCATCCCATAAAAACCAAGAAATATAAGTTCAGCGTATATTCAAATAAGGGCAATATATCTGGTTCTGGCAAGGAATTGGCCCCTTTTACAATTGTTTCTTCTTCTGTATCTGGGGTGTTGGCTGGAAACAATTCTAAGAATCTAGCGATCGCAAATTATCACCACGACCAGTATGGCAGAGAAAAGCCATTTCAAGGACCATTTACTGAAGAGCATGTGGGTGGATACCAATGGAGACATATCGCATTAAATACTGGTTCTAATTTAGACGACAGAAGCAATCGTCCTGAAAAGTTTGGTGGAATTGTCGATGGAACAGAATTTTTATTGGTTCCTAGTGATTATGAAAGTACAAACAATCCCCCTGCATCTTGGAGTAGAGATGGATTAGTAAAACGTTATTTGAACGTCAAAAACATCAAAACTCTTACAACAAGGCGAGTGTTAGGCAATTTTAACAAAAACTATCAAGTTGTAAGTACAACAGGAAGAACAGATAATAATATATATTTTCGTAGAAATATGGGAATTAGCGGAACAAACATTGTTTCCTCTTCGTTGGCATCCAATTTAATAAATTATGGTGTCGCTAGAAGAGATTTGACTGGTTCCTTATCGGTCTTTGCTGTTCGTTTTAATGCTCCAGGTGGACTTGAAACTTCTAATGGTTTTTTGGATGTCGAAGCAAACGAATTGTCAGTATATAATTCTTTGAATTGGAGAAATTGGAGAAATAGAACTCAACTTAACGAATTTTGGAACAGTGCATCTTATCAGTATGGAATCGACAATGTAGCATCTCCGGTGTCTGCCTCCGAACACAAAATGCATAGAAATACTTTCTACAGAATTGAAAAGTCTGGCAGTTCTTTTGTTACAGCATCTGTAAACAATACATTTTTGTTTACCAACTCTATCCCTTCCAGCGATTTAAATTACACTTGGATACGAAAAACTGCAACTACTGCTAGTGGAAATCCAATAAACAACCAAAATGTTCCGTTTAGATACTCTGTGGGTTCAACACACGACAACAAGCACAGGAGCATTACCTTTGTAAGTCAAAGTGATTTTGGTAGTTACAAGAATTTGTTTTCAGGTATAAGGTATTTTGGTCTGCCAAACCCATACGTTCCTGCTGCTGAGTTTATTCCTGTAGATTATGTAAACTTAAATACAATTATATATGAGCCGATTACAAGCTCAACAAACACTTTGGGCTATCCTAGTTTGGTTGCTACAGATATAGATGGAGACAATATTTTTACTGCAAATTACATTAATAAAGTCATAACTCCTGGAGATGGAACTGAAGAAACGCAAAATACTACTACTATACCAGGGTTAGCATCGATTTTGCAAGCAATCAACTGTCACAGAAATGGAGCAGGAGGGTGGGAAGTATGGAAGCAAACTAGAATAGCAAACCATCCAGTGGCTCGACATATGAGAAGAAACAACATTTTTTCTGTTGCAAAAACTCCTACGCAGAATTTGTTGCAGGGAGATAATTTTATCCCCATAAAACCTTACGAATTCGAAAATTATATAGAATCATGTGTCGATAATAACAATTATCCGCTTCAAGTTCTGCTTGAAATTAGCGGAAATGTTATATCTTTAAATAATTCGTATTCAAATGTTGTAAATGCTTTTGCAGAGGAAAAACTCAACATTGATGCTGTAAACAGAGAAAAATATACAAAATATCAAGACTTGTTCGATTTGTATGGCAACCCAGATTCTTTGTATCGAGACAACTTTATTGAATTAAGGTACAAAGAATCTGTCTTTCCGACAAAAAAATACATCAATATCTCCAGAAACAGAAGAAGAACTTTCTTTTTGGAATCGGGTGGTTATGGACATAATGGATTTGATAGAAATGTATACCAAAGAACTAATTATTGGCCTGATACTATTGAGCGAACTGATATAGACGGTGCAACTCCGTTTAAAAACGCTGTTGATTATCGATGGGGTAGGAGTGTATATCCATTTGGCAATTCAAAAATATGGCATAAAATAGAAGATACAGCATACATCCCTATTCTTGAAATAAGAGAAAGAATCAAGACAGGCTCTTATGACGGTGAACTTTCTAATTTTACTACATCTAGTGTAACTAATTTTCCTTATGTTGACGCAAATGTCCAAGGGATGTTAGGGTCGGGGCAGTCTTACTTAAGTGGGGCGTTAGTGTCGGATGCTATGCCTTCTTTTGTTTATGATTATCCGACAGCATCACTTCAGTACGCTTATTTGCCTAATATTGGAAAATTCACTGAATATAATTGGCCTTATGATGTATTTAAACAGTCTGGCAAGCGTCCTTGGTACGATTCCTACGAGGAATATGCAAAAGACATAACAGTCCTTGGCAAAGGCTATTCAACTCTAGCAGAATTTAAAATATCTAATCATATAGAAGATTATATTAAAAGTGGATTTTTTCAAGAAAACAAAAATTGGCTTTCCAATCAAGGCTCTTATGTTAGTCAGAGTGCTGAATCGTCTACAGGCTCTTATATTGAAGATTTTTTTGAACAATACACCAATTCTGACTTAATGAAACATTTTGAGAAATTTATTGAAGACCATCGTAGTGTAAATGGGGAAATAAAGCATTTGACTTTGACATGTGATGTTGTAAAGAAGATGCTCCCTTACAATGGGTTTTATCCAATCAATAGAACTACTCAACTTGGCAGTTTGTTCTCTCAATCGTTAGCCCCTTATATTTCCGGGTCAAATTACGAAACAGACAGTGGTGCTGCAAGAGCGTTACAGTCGGCATTACAACCTTATTTTGCACCTGGGATTGTTTTTAACACGATAAAGTCTGGAATAGCGGTTGATTGGCCATATTTTACAGGTTCATCTGATTATTTGGAAAACTTGTGGCAAAATGATGGTGGCAAAAGTTTGTCTAGTGGTACACCACCAAGTCCTTTTTGTTTGTATATATCATCATCTGGTCCAGAATTAGGAATTACTGCCACTGACGATTGGAAGTGTTACTTATTGTCGTCTTCTTTTGATTCGACGGATGGAAATGCAGGGAAATTTCATGGGAGACTCGCTTTCGAATCACTTGTAAACTTAGAAAAGTCGCTACTGAAAGAAAAAAATATATTTTTAATGGCTCCAGACAAAATTAATCAATCTAGTGGAAGTGCAAACTCGGAATATCCTTATTTTTCATGGAGTGGCGAGAAAAAACCATTTTTTGAAATGGCTATGCACAACTTCTTGGCAGAAGTTCCTAATTTTTTCCTTAAAAACAAAAATTTGACATCTTTTGTCTCAAAACCAGAAAAAAACTTTCAGCCTTTGGTAAAAGATGTTACATATTATATGGATGTTGTGCTGAAAAAAACTAACGATTTCAATATGATTGCAAGTCATCACAGTTCTTCTATTCCTTCTGGTTCTACATCAGCGTTAGCAGTAACATGGGGGGATGAACAATCTTATCATGGAAGGTATTTTGGTCCACCTTCGTACAAATTTACTAGAGGCGACACACCAGGGTATGGTAGTAATTACAATTCGGATATTTCAACCGACCAACTTGACGTAAGAGCAACAAATATGGGAGACCCAGCCTATGCTCCCTTTACTCCTCCTTATTTTTATGGAGAGTCGCGAATAAGATTATCCTTCCAGCCATCAGAAACTAGAAAATACTCTATTGATGAGATTTTTTCAAATGCATTGGCAAGTAGTTCTAATCAGATTGCTTTGGACGGGGTGGACGAATTTTTGCCTTTTGCTCAAAATAACGTTATGACGCTAGAATCTTCAGTAAATCTATTCGAGAAAGAAAATTCTTTGATTTCTGGGGATTCCACCGGACTTGATTCTTGGAAAATAGTGCCAAAGTTTGAATGTCCAACTTTGAATTTTACGGAAGAATCGTTAGATGTGGGAGGTCAAGATTCTGGTTATCAAACTGCTAGTTTGGCTAGAGGAATGTGGGGTACATATGGAAGTTTACCAACAGGCTCAGAAGGCATATATTTCAGTCTAGAAGAAAGTTTTCCTCAAGTTTTGAATGCAAACTTAAACGATTCAGACACAATTGGCTCTCTCATTCAAGTTTGTGGTTTTACGGCAGCGCAGAAAAGAATTGGAGAGATAAACGATAAAACTAAAATTTACGAAGCGATAATTGCGATTCCTTATGTTGAAAGAGAGTTAAAAGATGGTGTTAACATTGCGAATAGAAACTTTTTTAGATTAAAAGAAGAAGAAATAGAAAAAGACTCTAGTATTGATTACATGATGAACAAAGTTAAAGATTATTATCTCCCACCTTTCATGGACTTTACAAATCCAAACAGCGAAGTCAATCCTTTTGTATTCTATATTTTTGAATTTGAGGAAGAATTGGACAAGCAAGATTTGGCTGATATTTGGCAGGGAGTCATGCCTAAGCCAGCAACAAGAGCAACAAAACAAAAGGTGACGTTAAAGCACCCTATTAGCCAATCTGAGATGTTTTTTGACCACACCCTACCCTCTGATATGCGCTGGTTAATTTTTAAGGTTAAAAGGCGTGCTAGAAAGAATTATTTTCAATTATTTGACAAATCAAAAGAGAAAGGCTTGGAATCTGATGTAGATACTTTGATAAAAGATTATAATTACAATTGGCCATATGATTTCTTTTCACTTGTTGAATTGGCGAAATTTGATGTTGAATGGGCGATAGGAAAAAAAGATGAAGAATGATAATATAAACTCGGTAATGTCATTGTTTGAATCAATTAAAAAAGAAATATTAAAAGAAATTGGCCCCGATTACGAATACGAACCAATTAGTCCAGAAGAAATTGAATTGGACAAGAATCGTGGTAATTTTTATTTTGGGAGAAACGTTGACTGGTTAGGATATAAGGGAAGAATGTTTCGTGCAACACCTTATAATTGTTATCCAATAGAAGGCAACATTTTTTATGAAGAGAAATTAGAGCGTGTTGCTGACTTAATAATTCACGGAGAAGAAAGATTTACATTTTATGCGCCATATGGAATGTTGAGTAAAGTAGACTACATTGATGTTAAAGAGTCATTATACAATGACGAAGATGTTTTGACAACTGGCGATGAAGAAGTGGATGAATATTTGAAACTTGATTGGGAAGAGTATGTGGATGAACATTTATATTATTTAGACCCATTGGATGACGAAGAAGAGATAGAAAATATTCAAGAAGATCTTCAGAATAGACTAGAAAATGCGGTTGAAAATAACGAAGGAGACCTTGGAAGTTGGAGGTGTCAAGTTCGAGATGGAAATCATCGAACATTTGGAGCATTTAAGGCAGGCGAACCGTATGTTTGGATTATAATTTCTGAAGACCAAATCGAAGATAATAAAAATAATCCAGAATTTATGAAGCAGTTACATTAAAGAGTATTAAGGTAATGAATTTTTTTGATAAAAAAGAAGATGTTTTGGAATTGGAATTGACTCCGCATGGCAGAAATAAACTGGCGAAGGGAGAATTTCGCCCAACTTACTACGCTTTTTTTGATGACGACATCATCTACGATGTAGAACACATGGGGCTAGAAGAAACACAAAACGCTTCTCAAAAAAGAATATTGGAATCTATTGTGACAAAACCCTTTGTGTCTTTTTCAAATAGACAAAGTGGAAGTTTAGATATTGCACAATATGACCAACATTACGCTTATTTTTCTCACTTAGGCACAACAAAAGAAGTGCAAGAAGAACCTGGGTGGGAGATTCGCTTTTTAGAGGGAAAAATATCATCCTCAGCAGATTTTTTAACAGGTGCGCTAGGTGACATTAGAATTCCTCAAATAGAATTGGAAGATTTATTTATAAAAACAAAAGTAGTGTTTCCGAGTCAACTAGAAAATCCTGAATTTCCTGAATTTCACGGAGAATTGTCTGAAAATTGCGAACAAGAAGAAGAATTTCAGTTTGAAGACGGAAGTGAATACGAATTAGAAGTCGAACCTTTAATTTTAGAATTATATGAAAACAACGTAAAAATAGATAAAAGCAATTTTACTATAGAATTGTTTGAAGTAGAAGGTGACAGACTGAAACAGTTAAGATTTTTCAAGGAACCACAACGCATTGTAAATGATATTTTATTGGATGACGATGAGATTGAGGAGATTGACGTAGAAAGTATAGAAAATACAGATGTAGAGTATTATTTTGACATAGAAGTGGATGATGAAATAGACTCTCCCATGATAGATGAAAGAATGAGCGGAAAAGATAGATATAATAATTCAACGACATCTAAAAAATCTAAAGAAACAAAAAATAACAATAAATTTCCAGACATTTATGTCTTTGACGAATTGGAAGAAGATGACGAATGCCAACAATAATAAATCAAATATTAAACAATATAACATCAGTGGAAGACCCAAATAGCACTTCTTTATCCCCCTCAGTAGAAATTTCGCCCGATGGTGGAGCATTGGAAGCAATCAACAACGATTTACCTGACGAGGCAGCAATTTCAGTAGTGCCTGGAATTTCTAATTTAAACTTAGAAAAGTCTTTACAATCAATCTTGCCTAACATCAAAGTTAACAAAATGAAAATAGAAGACCTATCTTTTGCTTATAATGTTAATATACAATTGGAATACAAATTTGATTTTGATTTTGAATCTGCACAAGAATTGATAGAAAAATACTTTGTATCTTCTATAAACACTGTTATTTCCAACAACCCTTCGGAAAAATTAAAAGTCGAAAAGCGTTCTTTGTTTTTTTGGGATTCGCCACCTAAACCACTCAACAAGAAGTTTGGCTTTCTTTCGCTAGAAAAAATTGCTGAAGAATTTATTTATATTCATAATTTTAACATTATAATTAACAAATTGGAAAACAATGCCAACCCTCCATCAGTTTTCTTTATTTGCAAGGTGTTTTTTGACGAGAAAACTTTCAATGACGACTATAGCTTGCAAGACATTGAAGGTTTAGACGAAAAAAACAACGGAAAAGCGAAAATTATAAATTTTATTGCAGATGGCGACTATGACATACATGAAACTTCTTATTATACTAGAGAAAAAGAGTGGCAAGGGCCGACAAATATTAAATTAGTAACGGATTCACAAGGTTCTGTAAAAGAAAAATATTACACCTACAGCAAACTTTATTTTGACTCAGAAGAAGTTTTTATAAATAATACAAAAATTAAAAGCAATTTAACCAACTCTGTTTTGAAATTTTCTAATGAATTGATTAGCAAAGAAACAAGCCCTCCTCCTACAGAAAATAGCACAATCAAAGTGCATAGTGACACAAAACAATCTTATCCTCCAAAAATATTTTTTGACTTAAGATGGGCCGAGGTTGTCAAGAAAGCGATGGGGGATGACAAGTATATCGCAGAAAACAACCCGGAAATACACAATTTGTGCAAAATTAAAACAATTAAAGTCTTCAAGAGAAGAATAGATGGAGATAGATATAACAAAGAGGCGATAGGTTTCTTTTCTAATGACAAAGGCGACATACAATATAGCGGAAACGACTTTTTAATAGAAGAAAATAAATATGATTTCAATAACGAAAAAAATATTAGAAATTTTATTTTTGTTGATAAAACATGCGATAAAAACAATTTCTACGGAACGTATGAATATTCCATAGTTTTTGAATTAGACAACCAAATTTATACCATGTTGAAGGATAAACAAAAAAAAATAAAGGTTGCAAAGAAAAATTTAGTTAGTTTGCAACACAATTTAGAGACAAATGGTGACTTTTCATACACTGACCAACGTTTAGTAGATAGTTTTTATGACTTTTCCAACACCTATGGTCTTTTTTCAAAAAAATCAGTGCAAGAAGTTGATTTTTCTATGAAAAATAGCTTTAAATTGTCAGATGACAAGCAAGAATTACAAAACACAATAGAAAAAGTATCAATATTAGAAGATTATATGCAAAAAATATTGCGAGAAGATGACCAAAAACTGTCAAAAACAAACAGAACGAACTTAACTTATGAAATAAAGTTAGGAAAATTTGAATTTATCAAAGATAGCAGTCTTTTTTTGTTTGATAAAATAGAAGATAAGTATAAAATTTCTTCATCTGACTTAAACGACATCTTGAAAGATTCTTTAACTCCTAAAAAAATAATAAAAAATAACGAAATCAAAAAAAATACAAAAAACTTCAAAGATGAAAAACTTGACTCTGAAAGTCAAACTTTGTTGCGAGAAATAAGAGACAAAAATGAATTTTTCGGCTTAACTCCTCAAGTTTCGTCGAAAAATGGACAAAAATTCACATCATCTATTGATTTTTACGAAAAAAAACCTTCATCTTTGCTAGAAAAGCCTATGAAAGAGTTTATTTTTGACGAAAACTTGTCGCAAAACGGTGTTTTTGAGATATTTAATAACATGGAGCAAAAAGAACAAGATAAAGAAGTCGAAATTTATTATTTTGGTGGCTATGGCGAAAATATGAGCGATGTACGCTGGAATAAATTAGAGAATTTAGACGAATTTCAAGATTCTTTTCTTTTATGTCGCTTGCAATTTAAAAAACACTCGAAAGAAACAATTGCAGACAAATACTTCTTTCTGAATCAAGAAGTTACGCCAAAAAACAACACATATGTTGAATTTTTTACGAAAGAAAGCATCATGGAATTATCTATGGTTGAAAATAACAATAGGAAATAAGAAAATGAAAAAAATTTTAAAAAATTGGAAGAAATTCCTAAATGAATCTCGAAATTTAGAAGAGGCTCGTTTTGACCCAACTGATCTCCCCCCAGAGCCAGAAAGTGTAGTAGATCGATATTACTCAACAAAAGGAGTAAAAGATCCGGCAGAGAGGAAGCGCATAAAAAATGCGAGAAAATGGTATGACAAACAAACGAGAGACCGCCGATATTCAGTTGGTTCTTCTAGACTTACAAATGACCCTAGATTTGAAGAAGGTCGGAGGTATGAACTCTCAATGCATCCAGATCCAGAAGTCAGATTGGGTCTCGTCAAAAATCTATCCACACCAGACTACATTCTCATACAAATGTACGAAAATGAAATGACACTTCAAAAGCAGGCACTACAGAGAAGAAAAAGTATGGACCCCGAAAGGCCACCGATGTCTCATGGTGAAATTAGAGGCTCACAAGATGTTATGCTTGCAATCGCGCAGAGAAACCCAGCAAATTTAGAACTCAGTGGGCTATTTAATCGTTCAGATATAAAAAGAGACCTAGCCAAAATGAGAGCCTGGAAATCTAGACAAAGGTCTGCTGAAGAAAAATCAAGAAAGAATGTTGATGAACTTGATTCAATAATGGAACGGAAAAAAAAACGAAAAAATGTCAATAAAAAAAATAATCAAAGAAGAAATTCTTAGAATACTCAAAGAAAGTGTAGAAGAAGCGAAATATTATCGCACAACCCCAGAGAGACTTGCTGAGTTGAGTGAGCATGATGATTATAAAGTCAGAAAGGTTGTTGCTCGTAATTTCAATTGTCCACCTGAAATATTGATAAAATTGAGTGGAGATAAAAATGATGAAGTCAGAATGGGAGTTGCTTATAATTTATATTGTCCACCTGAAATATTGATAAAATTGAGTGGAGATACAAATGATGAAGTCAGACATTTTGTTGCTCAGAATTTAAATTGTCCACCTGAAATATTGATAAAATTGAGTGGAGATACAGAAGTAATTGTCAGATCGGGAGTTGCTAGGAATAGATATTCTCCACCTAAAATATTGTGGAAATTGCATAGAGATCGCTCATCTGTTGTTAGAACTAGTGTTGCTTGGAATATAAATTGTCCACCTGAAATATTGATAAAATTGAGTGGAGATGAAGATGATGATGTCAGATCTGGTGTTGCTTATAATCAAAATTGTCCACCTGAAATATTGATAAAATTGAGTGGAGATACAGATGAACTTGTCAGAAAGAATGTTGCTAAGAACGAAAATACTCCACTTGAAGCATTGTTAATCTTAATTAAAGACCCAGAGCCGAAAGTTCGTGAAGCAGCGAAAAACAATCCAAGGTACAAACAATATTCAGAAGATGTAGATAGAGCAGAATTCAAGGCGAGAGATGAACTAGAAGATGCATTGTTTGACTAATCTTTAAGGAAAAACGAAAAAAATGTCAATAAAAAAAATAATCAAAGAAGAAATTCTTAGAATACTCAAAGAAAGTGTAGAAGAAGCGGAAGATTGGTGGAATACAACCCCAGAGAGGCTTTTTGAGTTGAGTGAGCATGATGACTTTAAAGTCAGAAAGGCTGTTGCTGGTAATTTCAATTCTCCACCTGAAATATTGTTAAAATTGAGTGGAGATACAAATGATGGTGTCAGAAAGAATGTTGCTCGTAATATAAATTGTCCACCTGAAGCATTGATAAAATTGAGTGGAGATACAAATGATTATGTCAGATCTCTTGTTGCTGGTAATACAAATACTCCACCTGAAATATTGATAAAATTGAGTGGAGATACAAAATGGATTGTCAGAATGGGAGTTGCTAGTAATAGAAATGCTCCACCTGAAATATTGTTAAAATTGAGTGGAGATACAAAGGACGGTGTCAGACATTTTGTTGCTTTGAATTTAAATTCTCCACCTGAAGCATTATGGAAATTGAGTGGAGATACAGATAAACTTGTCAGAGATAATGTTGCTGGAAATATAAATTGTCCAATTAAAGCATTGTTAATCTTAATTAAAGACCCAGAACCGGAAGTTCGTGAATCAGCGAAAAACAATCCAAGGTACAAACAATATTTAGAAGATGTAGATAGAGCAGCATTGAAGGCGAGAGATGAACTAGAAGATGCATTGTTTGACTAATCTTTAAGGAAAAACGAAAAAAAATGTCAATCTGTAGAGACAAAATTCAACGTAAGGTGGGTTGTAAGAAAGAAAATTTACTTGCAAACCCACCTGTTTTAAAAACCAACTTTGTTCCAGACGAGAATGGAGTAACAGACCACAATCCAGATTTTTGCAAAGAAGGCGAACAACCAAAAAAACAACCTAAGTCTGATACCACAAAAAAAGTAGATTTCAAAAACAAAAAAATCATTCTTGATGATATGTATGGAGAAAACACCAAAGATGGACTTAGAAGGCTTGGTGGGTACTATTGGAACAGCGTTAAGAAGGAGACTGGCAGCGATTTATACTATGTTTGGTCTGAGGGCAGCAAAGAAGAAGAAGTTTTCTTAAATCGCCTTAGATATGAGTTTTTTTTCCAAGATGACGAGAGAGACACATCCAGTTCTATATTTGAGGCAAGAAAGGCAAAAATTAAAATTGTTGGAAAATCTTTGGATTCAAAAAGCAACAAAAATAACCCAAGAGAGGCTAAAACTAAGGCAGCATTGGATACGAAAATTGACAAATTTGGCTACGAAGAATTCAACTCTTTCAAATCTAATATAGCAAAGTATATTCAAGTGAACAAAGAATACAAAGACATATACTTTAATTATTTTGCTCCGTTTAACAAGCAAGATATTAAAGATTTTGACATTGCAGACAATAGTAGATATAGAGCAGATTGGGATTTTAGTTATCACTTTTATGTGCAAGAATATGAAAATTCTATAAAAAATAGAAACATTCCTGTAGCTTTGTTGCCTAATTTTTATGCTTGGTTTTCTGAAATCGAAAACAGCAAAAGTGAAAATTTTTACAAAGAAAATAGCGTTAAAAGGTTTTTCGATTTAATCTCTTTGGATGGAGCCATGCCAGCAAGCAAAAGAGATAGGAATTTTCCAACTCCAACGACAGATGTTGCTTCTAATACTATCGGTAATTTGCCTCCTTCTTCGATTGTATACGCAACATACGATGTAAGAAAAAAAACGTATGAGTATGATTATTTTGACCAGTGGGGGAAAAGTATAAAAAATGTACCGGCAGCATCAAAAGAATATTTAAAAAATGCTTTTACAAACACAATTTTAACATCGAAAGACTTAGACTTTAATAAAACAATATTCAACAAAAGAACTTTGTTTCCTATGACTGTTGACATTTCTTTTCCAAATCAAAGTGTTCTGAATATCGAGCAGCAATTTTTAGAATCTTTAGAAATATCTAATTTAATGCCCTCATTAATGAACTATGTCATTTTAAACAAGCCAAAACTGTTACTGAATGAACTTGTCCCAGATGTTCCCGAAACAATCAAATTAGCAAAAATTCTAGAAATCCCAGACATTCCTGAGTTGCCAAGTGTCCCTGAATCAAGCCAAATTGATGTTGCGAAAAACATATTAAAAGATAAAAATTTAAGTTTTTTTGACAATTTTATAGAACAAAGTTCTTTATTTTACAAGACAAAAGAATTGAAAAATTCAATTGAGAATAAGAGGTACGGTGTTTGGGATGTCTCAAAGTGGATTGAAATGTTCAATAAATTTGAGGCTGGGAAAGAAAAATTAGAAAACTCAAAGGCATTGGAGATATTTGAAACAGATGAAACTGATTTAACTACATTTTTAGGTTCTTATCCTTTGGAATTAAAAAACAGAAACCAAAAAGCTTGGAAGTTCTTCAGAACAGTAATGTTTTTGGCGTTTTCTGGAAAAATAAAAAAATTAATAAAAGAAAAAAATAGAAAATTTTCAGATATGTTGACGCTTGCGAGAGAATGCCACGCGGAACAAGTTTTTTATCGAATTGAAAAAATTAATTTAGATAAAAACGAAGTTGTACAAAATTTTTATGTAGCAAACGATTCAAAAGAAAAAATCGTTCAGTGGGTGGATTCACAAGCAAAATATGCGAAAAACTATAGATACGAGGTATATGCTTATAATATTGTTTTAGCAACAAATTATCATTACGAAGAATTGTTTTTCACAAATAACTTTACAAGCACACCTTATGAAACAACAACACCTGGGAGAACTGTTGCTGCTGGCGTTGTCGCTGCTTCAATACCACCACAAACAACTAGAGGTGCAGTTGAAAAATACACACCTCCATTGGCCGAATTTACAGTCAGATATGCTCCAAATTTTTATTTAGTAGAAACTCTTTATTATTCTTTTTCTGGAAAAATATTGGACGCACCTCCAGTGTCTCCAGAAGTTGAATTTGTTTCGTTTATTAATGTTGATGACACAATACAAATAAATATGCGCTCCAACACCGGAGAATCTTATGAAGTACCGATTGCAATGACGGAACAAGAGGAAGATTACTACAATAGTTTGCCTGATAACTTAAGAAAAGAAGATACTGTAAAATTTAAAAGCGACGACCCTGTGAGGCGATACAAAATCTACCGTTTAGACAAAAAGCCGAAAAATATTCTTGATTTTGTTGGAAAAAGCCAAGATATACAAACTAAAAATTTTGCTTCTGCTGCCTCTGTTCTGCACAAAATAATGCCCAATCAAAAATATTATTATATGTTTAGGAGTGTTGACATTCATGAACATAAATCTAATCCATCTTCTATTTATGAAGTAGAAATGGTTAATGATGGAGGTTTTTCTTATTTAGAAGTCAATATATTCAAATTTGATGAAGAGAAAATAAGAATTGGTGACAAAAAAGTGCAAAAAAACATAACACTTCAGCCTTCATTTTTACAAACAGAGTTGGATTTGACTAGCATAAAAAGTAGAAAGAGCGCAATTGATTCTATTCCAAGGGTTGGAACCCAAAAAGAATCAGTTTTGGACAAACAATATAAAATGAGAATTACCAGCAAGAAAACTGGTAAAAAAATAGACATTAATTTTAGATATAAACACGAACACAAAAAATAAAAGGATAAAAATATGGGATTCTTAAGAAATGATGGTGAGATAGAGTTGGATGTCGTATTAACCGACTTAGGTCGCTATCGACTCGCGCAAGGTAGGGGCTTTGAAATTGTAAAGTTTGCTCTAAGTGACGACGAAATTGACTATTCCAAGTATAACAAAAACCACCCAAGTGGTTCTGCTTATTATGATTTGGATATTTTAACAACTCCTGTCTTAGAGGCTTTTACCAACAACACTACGACAATGCAATCTACATTGCTTTCTATACCAAGGAAAAATTTGCTTTACCTTCCTGTAGTTAAATTGAGCGAGAACGCAGACGGAACAAAAACAGCACGACATAGTTCGCTCGAAACTTTTATTGTATTAGTTGATGAAAATTCTGAAGAAACAGACCTTTCTATTGGAGTGTACGAATCAACGGTTCAAGGTTTAATACGAGGGACAGAAGGCAAGTCCGGTGGCTATATCAGAGTTGACCAAGGATTAGATACTACTGATATATCGTATCAAAATACTTTAGATGCAGACTTACTTGAATCTCAATATATGATTGAAATTGACAATCGCCTTGGGACCGTTATGTCTACAACCGGGGTGCAACAGACTCCTAGCCAAATTGATGACGACGAAATAGCTTTTTATAACATAACGGATGTCAATCAAGACATGGTTAAGTATATGGACACGTCAAAAAATTTAGTAGGATTAGTTGCAGTGGCTGGGCCTAGAGGTTCTTATTTGGAATTTAGAATTAAAGCGTCACAACTTCTAAACAGTTCGGAAAGTTTGTTTGACGAAATTGGTGGCTCAACTGCTGCAACAAATATTAACGGAAACCACACAGGCTCTAAAACAGCGAAATATATTGATACAATCGTGAAAGTAAAAGGTGTAACGACAGGTTATCGAGTGGACATACCTGTTAGGTTCGTAAAGATAGTTTAATGATGAAAGGAAATTTGTTTGAAAAAATCAAACGCTGCATTGTTGAAGAAATGAAACAATTAGAACTCCCTTTAAAATACAACGACGACCAAGCGGAAGAAATTTTTGATGGACTTTTTGGAGGGTTTGGTGAGCCTTGGGAGAAAGTTGAGCCTATTTTAAAACAACTTGGGGTAGATTATGTACTCATTCCGCACTTATGGGATGATGCGGAAGGTCTGCTATGTATAGAAAAAGATTTCGAAAAATACATTGCTGATGACTTAAATTACATAGAATTTGTGCCAGTATGCGATTGGTTTGGTGACTTGGACGATTCTGTCTTCAATTATGTTGAAGATTTCTCAGAAAATTTTAATGCAGATTTTTGGAAGCATACAGGTTCGGTTTACCACGCCACAGATGAAGAAAATATCGAATCTATTATGGAAGAAGGGTTGAACCCTCGATGCAAGACAAGAGGAACCCAGAATCGTCACATATGCAGTGCAGTCTTCACAAGTACCGAATCAGAAGAGATTCATGGTATATATGGAGATATTTTGCTTGAAATCAACATTAAACAAATGTACGAAGACAACCTTATACATCCAATTGAAAGAGAACCAGGGTTCGAAATACAAGATGCTTATAGAAGATTGGCTTGGAAACTTGATATAGAAAATGATGAATCGTGTTATGATTATTATATATCACAAGATTTGAGTCCCAATACTATAATTATATATGGTTCAATTCCACCAAAATATTTAAATATAATAGAATAAAAAATAGGATATAAAAATGGCTACTACATATAAAAATTTCAACAAAGATGATATGACCACAATTCGAACCATATTGCACGAATCTGTGCCAATCACTGGAGCGTTGATTGTTTCTGGTGCTTACTCAAACAACAATATTAAGAATTTTTCTCACGGACTTTTCCAGCAAGTGTATGATTATCCTTATTTAAGTTCTTCAGCGAATCCAATTTTCGATATTACAGTTGGGTATTCTAATAATTCTGATTTGTCCTCTTCCACAAACAATCAAAATTCAGATAAAATCAACATTTATAATCAAATGGCGAAAATATTAGTTGGTGTAGACGCTACAGGTTCCGTGAGAGATTTTGATGCAGACGGAGATTTAACCGGAGGTACAAAACTAAAAGAAGTAATTTTTATTAATTTTGCTAGATTATTGACAAAAGATGGGATTAAAAAAGGTTCTTTTGATTTGACGTTAGGTGACGGCAATTCATATAATGCAGCAATGACTTCTAGAATTTCTATAAAAGATACGGCAGCAACATCCAGTTGGAAAACTAATTCTCCTGCTGGGGAATATGGGATACTATCTGCCTCAAGCGCAACAGGTTCAGCGGTGAACGGCAGTAATGTTGGGTTGGTTTATTATCAGGCTGGGATAGCAGTGTTGACTGCTTCATTGTTTTCAGGTCTTATATCTGGAGCGGTCGAATACACTTCGGGGTCGCATGTGACATATGCAATTGACATAGACGACACACTTACAGGTTCTGCTATTTCTGCTGCATGTGATGGATTCAGACAAAGGTGGTTCGATTGCACCTTTAACAATGATGTGGAATTAAATTCCACAATTTATTTCTGTAGAATTGGGCATAATGAATTTAACTACTCAAGTAACCCAACATATCTTGAAAATTCAAAAATAAGGGTGAAAAATGTAGCACAAGACGCTCCGGTATCATATATTACGGGAGTTGGACTATATAATGCTGCCAATGAACTTTTGATGGTGGCTAAACTATCTGAGCCTTTAAAGAAATCTGGCGGTGAATCTGACATCACTTTGAGATTGAGAGCAGATTTCTAAAAAAAACAAATGTTTTTAATATTATTAAACCTTCGTTCTTGTCGGGCGAAGGTTTTTTTATATTTATATAAAAAAGGGTGTATTTATGAGCATTTTTAAGTTTAGCGACAATGATATATTTTATTCGAAAATTAAAACTTATCCAAAAAATTCTTTTTTTCTGTATGAAGGCGTTAGAATATATAATGATACCAAGCACGTTAGTGGTAATTTTTCGGGCGACATCAATTTAGTGCCTAGTGGATATTTGAGTCTTTACGAATTAAATGTTGATAGAGATGAATCTAAGGACACTTATAATGCAGATACTGATACTGGAAATAAAAATCTAATTCGACCTTTTGTTTACAAGACAAACAATTCATATCAAAGCGTTTTTAAGTATATACCATCATCTTCTTTTTTCAACAAAAGTTATGTAAAAAACAATGCAGGGCAGACTCAAGTTCCTATTATTACCGGAAGTTACCCCATGTCAGCCAGCATTAGAGCAACACACTATCCGGCAAATTCAGACCGACCTCACGTTCAATCTTTGAAGAATATATGTGGCAATTATCGCTTATCTACACACTATGAATATTTTTCTAATTTGCACAATCGCGATTTTGATAGTGCGGAAATGATGGTTTTAGAAGTGCCGTCTATTTTTTATGGGGAAACAATTAAAAAAGGCTCTGTAAGTTTAAAGTTTTTTATTTCTGGAACTTTAACTGCCGAATTGTCGGACAAGAACAGAAATGGGGAATTAATACAAGTTGGTCCAGAAAATTCATCGAATTATGGCCATACTTGTGGTATAATATTCTATAACGAAGGGGTGATGTTTTTGACAAGCAGTGCTAATTTGAACACTTTGCACACAGAAAACTATCTTGGTGTAGTTACAAGCCCAAAGTGGATTTATTTTGGCTCAAATATTTTAAACTCTTGGAATTCCACCCCTTCATCTAGCTATCATGTTGAATTTAATGGCACAGAAACCATACCTACTGTAACGATGTTAGCACATGCAAAGAAGAATGAGTTGAATTATTCAAACAACCTTACTGCGATTCAAACTGGTTCAATTGTAAGCCCTTCTGTGACAAAAGATTCCTTCATCGAAGACGGCAAGAGGTTATCAAAAAATATGGTTTCTTCTTCGTTCGACAATACTACAGGCTCTTTTGAGAGAAGAACCTACATTTCGGGAATAAAAATATTCGATGAGGACAAAAAACTAATCGGAGTTGCTAAATTAGCAACCCCAACACTAAAAAAACCAAACAGGGACATAACTTTTAAACTAAAGTATGATTTTTAAAAATGATTTTAGGATTTGATATTTCTACAAGTATAACTGGCGTTTCAGTATTAGATTACGATGGCAACATTGTTCTGCAAGAGGCAATAATCTTAAATACAAAAGGCAAAAAGCGTTCTTTGTACGAAAAAGCCGACTTGGTTGTGGAAAAAATAAAGAAGATAAAAGAAAAATACAACATTGAGCATGTTTTTATAGAAGATAGGCTAATAAATGTTGACAACAAAAGAAAAAATACAAAAGTTTTAGCGATGCTAGTTGAGTTTAATGGAATGATTTCCTGGAATTGCTACAATTTGTTTAAACAAGAGCCAATCCACCTACACCCCTCCTCAGTAAGAAGTCTAGCAGGCTTCAAAAAGAACACTTCTTCAAAAGATAATGTAAAAATACAAGTAGTAAATTTTTTACTTGACAAATACAATAAAAAGTTTATTGTGGAATACAAAAGGACTGGTTCGTACAAAGACCACATTTATGACATTGCAGATTCTATAATGGTTTCTTTGGCTGGACTTAAGACTTTAAAGAAGAAGAGTATCCTCAAATAATATTTCAAAAATCAAAAGGATGAGGGATGGATGAAGAGCAGAAATTAGAGATTCTGAGTTCTATTCTCGACTTTCACCACACGAACAAAGATGAGCATCTTTTTTGGTGCAAATTCTGCCCCACAATGCACCACAAGCCTAAGTTGTCTATAAACTTTAAGAAAAATACATACAAGTGTTGGGTTTGTGATGCTTATGGGTCTGACATATTTTATGTTGTTAGAAAGTTTGGGACAAACAAAGAAAAACAAATGTGGGGAGGCTTACAGCAAACATTTGAAAGTTTTTGGGAAGAAGAGAAAGAACAAGTAGCAGAAGAAAAGGTAGAATTACCAAAATGTTTTGTTCCTCTGTGGGATAAAAAAAATAGTTCTTGCAAGAATATCGAAGAAGCCTACAATTATCTTTTTTATACTAGAGGCTTGTCTGATGTAGAAATTTTAAAATGGGGTTTGGGTTGTTGCGTTGATGGTAAATACGCTGGAAGGATTATTATCCCATCATACAACTCGAAGGGTGAAATAAATTTTTTTATAGGGAGGTCTTACAAAAAAAAGTTATATCCATCATACAAAGTGGCAGATTGTTCTAAAGATATTATTTTTAATGACTATAATATAAATTGGTATCAACCAATAACTCTTGTTGAGGGTTTTTTTGACATTAAAGATGACACTTGCATTCCGCTTTTAGGCTCTACAATATCAACAAATAGCAAACTTTTTAAAAAAATTGTTTTTTACGGTTCTGTAGTCTATGTTGCATTAGACAAAGACGCATTCAGCAAGTCATTAAAGATGATTGAATTTTTTTTAGAATACGACATTGATGTTTACATCGTTGACACCAGAGGTTTTTCTGATGTCGGAGTAATGTCAAAAGAAAAGTTCTTGGAAAGAAAAATGGAAGCTGAAAAGATAACTCACAACAACTATATCGAATTGCGAATGGCAATGTGGTAACAAAAAAAGGGAAAAAAATGAAAAAAATTATTCATTTGGCAGACACTCACATCCGTTTATTAAAGTATCATGAAGAGTATAAAATTATTTTTGAAAAAATTTATGACAAAATAAGAGAGGAAGACCCAGATTTTATTGTTCATTGTGGTGACATAATTCACAATAAAATATCTTTGTGTCCAGAAATTATTCCGATGGTTTCAGATTTTCTTCGCAATTTGGCCAACATTGCCCCTCTTTATATTTTGCCTGGAAATCACGATGGCAATCTAAAAAACTTGCAAAGGATGGATTCGTTAACTCCTATCATCAAAGAAATGAATCATCCCAACATTTTTTATTCTAGAGAATCAAAAGAATACATTGTAGATAATTTTAAACTGTTTGCTTGGTCTCCGTTTGACAAAGAAAATTGGAGTGTGCCATCCGAAAATGATGATTATATCAATATTTGTTTGTATCATGGTTCTGTTACTGGTGTAGAGACAGACATTGGTTATGTTTTTGAAGAGGGAGAAAGAGAAGAAAAAGATTTTCAACTTTTTGATTATGCTTTTTTGGGCGACATACACAAATCTAACCAAATTGTTGGAAAGGATGGGAGAAAAAGGTATTCAGGCTCAACAATCCAACAAAACTTTGGAGAAACAAACGACAAAGGGTTTTTGGTGTGGAGAATTAAAGACAAAAGAATTTCTATGGTTAAGCATGTCATTGTGCCTCATCATAAGCCATTTATAACCATCCCAATTGATGAAAATGGTGAATTGCCAAAAAATATGGATATACCTGTAGGTTCTCGCGTAAGATTGATGCCGAGAGCAAACCTCTCTTATGATAAAATTCAATACTTAACCTCTCTTATTCAAAACAACTATCGTCCCGAATATGTAAAGTTTGTCAACAAGCATAAAAATAAAACTAAAAATGTTGACATAAAAAGCAGCAGATATGAAAACATAAGAGAAATAACAGTTCAAGAGAAAATACTGAAAGACTTCTTAAAGAATTTTAATATTTCAGAAGAAGTAAAAGAAAAGATTTTCATTCTAAACGAACAATACAACCAAGAGGCATTGCGTAAAGACGAAGCCCTGCGCGACATTTACTTTGAGATATTAGAGATGGAATGGAACAATTTATACAATTATGGGACGGACAACAAGTTATCATTAGAAAACTTAAAAGGTGTCGTTGGAATTTTTGGAAAAAACTATTCGGGAAAATCCAGCATTCTAGACAGTCTGTTGTTGGGTATGTTTAACTCTGATAGCAAACAGGCTCGTAAAAACATTCACTATGTCAACGAAAACAAGTCTTTGGGTGATGTTAAGGTAAAAATTAAAATTGGTGACAATGTACTGAATATTGAAAGAAAAATTGAAAAATACCTTAAAAACATTAAAAAAGAGGACTCTTTGGAAGCAAGAGTTGAAGTTGACTTTACAATTGAAAATACAAAAACAGGAGAAGTTTACAATAAAACTCAAGAAAAGAGAAACATCACAGACGAAGAAATACAAAAATTTATTGGAACAAGAGAAGATTTTTTATTGTCTTCGATGGCAGCACAAAACAAATCTCATGTGTTCATCGAACAAGGACCAACGGACAGAAAAAAAACAATAGCAAGGTTTTTAGATTTAGAATTTTTTGATAAAAAGTTTGAGTGTGCAAAAAGCAATTTAAAAGAATTAAAAGGCTATCTGAAAGAAGATGAGAATGTTAACTTTTATGAAAAAAAAGTTGAGTTTGAAGATGAAATAGCAAAAAACAATGAAAACATCCGAGAGCAAAAAGAAAGATGCGATGAATTAAGAAAGTCTCTTGAATCAATAAAAAGCGAACTGCAAGCAAAAAAAAGCAAAATAGATACAAATATTGAGTACATAGACATCAATATTGTAGACCAAGACAAACAAAAGCAAGAACAATTGCTAAAAAGCAACATGAAATCTCAAGAAGAATTGAAGAACGAAATCTCAGATGACAAAAATATGATTGAAGAATACGCAAAATTGCTAGATTCTATCGACATTGGCGACATCGAAAGAAAACAAAAAATTAATAGAAAAAAATTCGTCGAAATAACGCAAATAAGAAACAAAATCGAACAAGAGGAGGTAAAGTACAAATTAAAGAAGAAAAGCGCAGAATTGCTCTCCGAAGTGCCTTGTGGAACACAATATCCACAGTGCAAGTTCATAAAGAATGCTTTTGACGCAAAAGAAGAAATTAATTTGCTGGAAAATAATTTAAGATTGCTCAAAGAACAAGAAAAAAACCTAAGTAATGTTGATTTTGTCGAAGAACAACAAAAAACTGATGAATATTTTAAGATTTTTCAAGAATCACTCAAAAAGAAACAACAATTGAGTTCAGGTGTTGAAAAGAAACGTCTTGTTTTGGAAAGAAAAGGCATTGAACGCGCCAAAATTGAAGAAAATATTGAAAAATTGTTGAAAAAAGAAAGCGAATATTGGAAATACAAAGTCACTCTGGAAAATAACAAGAAATTGTCAAATGAAATCAAAGATTTAGAAGGTGAATTGAGAAAAAAATATGATATTTTGTCTTACTGCGAGGCTAAACACTTAGAACTTCACTCCAATAAAGGAAAATTAGAAGAGCAACTAAGTGCAATGAAAGAAAAAGAAAATAAATACAAAAACAAGTTGATTGAGTACTCTGCTAATGAATTGTTAACCAAGGCTTATCACCCAAATGGGATTCCATTTTCAATCATTAAAGATAAATTGTCTCAAATCAACGAAGAAATAAGAAAATGCTTGCACAACATTGTTGATTTCGACATTTTTCTAGAAGCAGAAAATAAAAAACTGGAAATCTTTATTCAGCACCCGAAATACAACCCAAGACCAATCGAAGGATGTTCAGGGGCTGAAAAATCACTCGCTTCTATGGCTCTAAGACTAGCACTCCTTAATGTTTCTAGTTTGCCCAAAAGCAATATTTTTATTTTAGATGAACCTGGGACTGCTCTAGACATTGAAAACCTAGATGGCTTCATACAAATGCTCGAAATGATTAAAGAAAACTTCCAAACAGTTTTTTTAATCAGTCATATGGAAATTCTCAAAGATGTTGTTGATTCTGTAATAGAAATAAATAATGTGCGAGGGTTCGCTAAAGTGAATAGTTGAAATAATTATGTATGTAATGTAAGAGAGAAACATATATAAATGGAAAAAAACAACTATTTTGACAAACTTGTTTCAAAAGTCATATCAAGAAAATTTTTGGTCTGGATATTTGCAACAATCTTTATGTTGCTGGGTACATTTACCAAGTATTCAGTGCTAAGATCCGCTGATTGGGTTACTATTAGTGCAATTTATATCGGGGGGCAAGCGGTCCTCGATATTGCACTAGCATTTAAGGGTAACTCACCCTCCAGTGTCGGCAGTTTTGTGCAAAACAATATATTGCAACAAGCATACAAAACAAAAATAAACAAAAAAAAAGATGAAAACGAAGACACAAAAAGGCCAACAAAATTTGGAGGGACCATAAGTGGATAAAACAAAATTGTTTAATATTCTTAAAGAAGTGATTCTTTTGGAAATAAGAAGCAAAAGTGAGAGAAAAAACTTTGCATATGAAACTATTTTAAGTGAGTTAATGTTTTTATGTAAAAATGTTATATCTAAGGATGGTGCATATCTTCCTCAAATAGAGCAACTGCCTCTTGAATTGCAGACAAAATATGGTGAGGACAAACAAGCACTTGATGTTGTTGAAAAATTGAATAACGCCATTATGCCAAAATCAATTTACAAAGAAATAGCAAAATATATTTTAAAAATATATAATTCTTCTGATATTAGTGGCGATTTATATGCAAACTCTCAAGAAAAAAATAAACTAAAACTCCTTACAAGAATGTCTTTTACTTACCATTATCCTTGGTTAATAAAGGAGATAGGTACTATTTGTAGTATGAATGTTTATTTGACACTTTCTTATATACAAAAAAAAGAAGAAACAATAAAAAGACGCAAAAAATTCATCTCAAAAAGAATTGATAATTTTCTTTTTGAGGTTAAACTTAATTGTCGCGATGCATTAACATTTTTTATAGACAATATTGAAGATGATGTTGTAGATAACATAATTGACAGTAACTTTTATACTTTTCCTCAGATTAAAGGATTTTTGGTAACTAAAAAATTTTTGGCAGACAACTCTAATTATGTGCGTAAATATTCTAATGGCTGGTTTTGGTTGCGTATGGATTGTCAAGAATCAGAAATGAATACCTTTTTTTCAGATTTAATGCAACATTGTGGGTCTGATTTGCAGGGAGACTTATATTATTTATTCGATGAAAAAAACTCTCCACATGTAACAATTACATATGATAAAGAAGAAAACACAATATATCAAATTCGTGGAAAAAACAATAAGACACCCGTTGAAAAGTATTGGAATTATGTTAAGGATTTTGGCGACCTAAATCAATCTTTTTTTCAAATCAATGAACCTCCGTCATCTAAATTTTTACAATATATAACAGGTGGAAGAGCATTCTTAAGGACCAAACATAGTTATGCAAGATTTTGAGGAATAATAAATGAATAAAACAAGATTGTTTAATGTTCTTAAACAAGCAATATTTGAGGAATTGCGACAAGAAGCAAAGTTTGAAGGTGAAGAGTGGAAATATAACGAAAAATATGTAGATTCTAGCGAAATAAAAGGAGATAGAGTGTGGGTGCATACAAACAGAACGCACGCTAAGAATAAAAAGCAAGGACTTGTAGGAATATACAGAGCAAAAAAAGGGAAAAAAACTGGAAATGTTTTGCATCATACCAATTCTATATTTTTGCGAGATTGTCAATTTAATTCGAAAGAAGAGCAGGCTCTTAGGATTCTCGCAGACTCTTTTATGCAAGGCAGCATGGTGAGAGATGTTATAGCTGGAATTTCTGGGGAAGTCATTGAAGAAATAGAAGGTTCACTAAAAGAAGTGGAAGCATCCTTAAAAAACGAAGGTTATGAAAGTGCAGCATATTTGCCACATTTGGGTTATTTTTCATTAACAAGTATTCTTGGGAGGGGAGGTTATTTCGCCAAAAATTTGCAAAAATTAAGAGACAATCCACCCCCCAAACTAATTTCAGCCGACTATGTATATCTTTCTGGGAAAGAAGAGTATGACGAAAAACTAAATGCTTGGGTTTGTTTGGTTAAGAATCCAAAATTCGAGTCGGTCGAAAGTCATCCAATCAATGGCTTGATGGACGAATTGCGTAAGCGGTGGGATAAAGTTCGTAAAAATGCCAAATCAATTCCAGAATCAACAAAATTAGAAAATTTATCAAAAAGCATTGAATATTTTAATAACGATGATGTCATTAGAGCATTTTATGAGGAGAAAGTAGCCGAATTAGAGGCACAAAGTGAAAATGAAATCGATAATTTGGATTAAAAATCACTACAAGGCAATTTTGGTTGTCTTTTTTTTGGTTTTTTTAGGTGTATTAACTTTTACAATATTTAACAAGAGTTATATAAAAAAGATAAAAAAGATATTAGATATTTCTGCTGAGTCTCATAAAGAGCAAATTTCTATCATAGAGCATGAGAATAAAAAAAAACAAGCAAAAGAAGAAAAAATTAGACAAAAATATTCTTTAATAAAAAAGCAAATAAACAAGCAATATTTGAAAGAAAAAAAGCATATTATACAAAAAGATGATAAAAATCTTATGAAGATTATCAAAAAATATGTTGACGAGCCTGACAAACTGACAAAGGAAATTGCCGAAGAATATAAAATAGAATATATGGAAAATAATTAAATGTCAATAAAAAAAATCACAACATGCATTATTTTTATTAATTTCTTGTTTGCGCCTCTTTTGACTGAAGCAAACAAGATAATCACGCTCAAAAAGGGGCAGCGCAGTCCGTTTGCGGGGCATTTGCTGGACACAGAAGCACTTTTGCGAATAAAGAATGCCAATGATAGAGCAAAAAAACTTTGTGCCTTAGAAAAGAGATATGGTGAAAAAATTTTAAAAAATAAGGCAAAATTAGACTTAGAACTGTGCAAAAATGCATCATCTTCAGTCGAAAGAAAATTGTATGCAATAATTAATATGAAAGACAAAGAGATAGAAAGATTAAAAAAAATTTCTTTGAAAACTAGCAACCCAAATTTAATACCATTGTGGATAACAATTGGAGTGGCTTTTGGGATAGCAACAACAATTGGGGTGGCTTTTGCAATTAAGCCAATTGTTGTCGGAAATTAAAAGAGAAAAAAAATGACTAAAATACCACAACATAGTAGTTTCCTCCTGAGAGGTAGCGAATTAGAACAATCTTTGACTGCGCTGATTCATTTGGTTGCAAGTAGTGGAAGTGCAGGAGGTGGTGACACTTTAACTCTTACAAGTACAGACGATAGCGATCAAGCCGGACCAGAGATAATACTTTACAGGGATTCAGCAACACCAGATGATGGAGATTATTTGGGGCAAATTCAGTTTAAAGGTAAAAATAGCAACTCTGCTGATGAAATATATGGAAAGATTACTGGAAAAATTAGAGATGTAACACTCGGAACAGAAGATGGGATAATTGAGACCGCAGTTAAAGGAAATGGTACATTTACAATTGTTAGTAGACAACGAAACGACGAACTCCAACTTATAAATGGAGTTGGACTTAGTGTTGACGGAAGTCTTGCAGCAAGTGGTCTTACATACCCAACTTCAGATGGAACTACGGGTCAAGTGCTTCAAACAAATGGAGCAGGCATTCTTTCTTTTGCAAATGCAGGTATGACAGATCTTGTAGACGATACTACACCACAACTTGGTGGAGATTTAGATGCTGACGGAAATGCTATAAAAAACATTGAAACAGGCACTGTCACTCAAGTTACTAGCAATGCAACAAGCGTTACCTTAAATGCACAATCAGGTAAGATTACGATGTTTGATACTATAGATGCTGTTACAAGTGAAGCGTTTGTGTTTACAAATAGTAGTATTGCTGCAACTTCTATTGTATTACTTACAGTGCAAGCAAGCACTGTTGCTGATGTGGCTCCAAGTGTTGCTTTGGTCTCTGTATCCGCAGGAAGCTGTGAAATATGCGTAACAAACCATGATGGGTCAAATGCAACAACAGCAGAACCTGTTATACACTTTTTTGTAATCAATCCAGCATAAAAAAATAGACAGTTTGAGAGCGACAATTAAAGGAATTTATATATGGGAACATTGATACCAAGACGAGACATTCAACCTACACCTCTAGAGTTAACAGGCAATCCATTTTCAATACCAGACGTGGAAAGATTGTTCTTGTTTGACGGGAATCTGAACGAGGAGACAGCAGGGTCAGATTTGTTCTCTACGACTGTTGGTTCTGCACAATATCGTGACAGCATATTCCCAGGAATGCAGTGTCTATATCTCGACGGTTTCTCCGTATTTGAGTATGACGCTACAGAAACAAACCCTTACGAACAAACAGGCGCAATGTCAATAGTGGCCGTCACTGCTCCTTTAAGTGTTAACCCTGGGTACATTATGAGTACTTCTAGAACGGCTGGAGATCAAGAATCTTACAATAATTTGTGGAGTCTAAAACTTCAACAAACGTATGCGACAGAACCGTCACAAATCATCGCCTTTCATGAAAGTGGGGCAGGGACCAATCAAGAAGCAGTGAGCGAGAGAGGTCCAAGATTGGGCGAATGGTCTTGTGTTGGTTGGACGAGACCGACTGCTGCAACGTCATACACTTTTTATGAAGCAGGACTTCCTGCTGGTGTGGATACTGGTCTAGCAGCACCTACAGGTGGGAGTGATTCATTTCTGGCTTTGGGAGGGTTTTCTGGAGGAGGTTTTGAAGAATACAAAGGTTATGTGGCTCTGATTGCTTTCTGGTGGGAAGAACTCACCGCAGAACAAATGAGAAAAATCGATAAAGTCTTAATGGGTAGGTGACTATAAAAAGAAAATGAAAAAACAATATAAAGAAAAAATTAAACAAGCGTTGATAGGAAAATATGGTTTAAGAATAGCAAACAATTTTCTCGATAATTGGAATTCTCAAAAAGAAGATGTTTTTTTGAGTCAACTATCAACATTGATTGAAGACGAAGGTAGCGCGAAAGAAGAATGGATTTCGGGTGATGCGGTTATAGTCAACAAATTGATTGCGCGGAAGAACAAATTAAACAATTGTAAATATTGCAACAAACGAACCAAAAATGTAGATGACGATGTTTGTTACAATAAATACAAAACTTGCTACAAGTGTTATATACTACAAATAGAAGGAAAAGACAATGAAAATTTCTAAAAAAGATTTGAAGAAGATTATCAACGAAGAAATCGATAAGTTCAAAAAAAACGAAGAAAATTTAGATGAAGCATGGTATGACAAATTTACCCAAAAAGGATGGGAAAAGAAAGCAGAAGAGACAAGAGGTGAAAAACCCAAAGACCCCGTACTTTCTTTGATTTCATTTGCTCTTGTCGAACCCACCCTTGACACTAAAGAATTGGAAGAATTAACTAATTTGCTAAAGACGGAAAAAGAAGGAAATGGCTTGTTGGGGAAATTGGGCTATATAATGATGAGGGCTGGTGCTGGTAATATTGAAGGTGCAGACCCAAGCAAAAAAATCCGTCCAATTCGACTAAAAAATAGAAATATTTTTATATTAGGTCAAAAACTAATTGAGATTTCGAAATACGGGGAACAATTGTATTTTCAAATGGCTGGGGATATTTGGAGTGCAGAAGCAGAAAAACACTCCAAACAAAAGCCGAGCGACTATAAAAAACAAGATGATGAAAGAATAAAAATGGCAGATATGAGGAGAAAAGCGAGAAGAGCAGGAAGAGATTACAGTTCCTCGCAAATCAGTGGTCTAGGTCAACAAATTTCTGAAAATTATGAACTTGAAAAACTTGTGAACAAACAAGTAAAAAATATATTAGGGAAATAAATGATATGAACACACTTGAAATCATTAGAGCGATTAGTACAATAGTCGCAAACACTCATGACGGTGCTTCTCGAAGCGATGGTGAGCGAATTAAAATTGGTTTACGCAGAGAAGAAGGTTGCCCTATATATGATAGTCGCGTCATGGATGGCTTTAAAGTAAAATTTGAAGGTCCAAATTTAGGAATTGTTTATCAGTCGGAAATTCCAATCAAAGAAATGCATGAGGTTGGATTTGAGAACAAAATCAACGACATAATCAACGACATAGTGGTCTTTTTAAAGAAAGAATATAAGCAATTTACAGGAAAAAATTTGCAATTAAAGCCAGAAAAAGAAGGTTGTGAGATAAACGCTAGATACTTGAATGGATTTCGAAGTTGGGTTGAATGCTATAAGCGTTTTAAAATCGGGAACATCAAAGATGTCGAGGATTATAGAGAAGTTCCTGAAAAAGCAGTCATAAAAGAAAATATCTTCCGAAAGTTCCGCAAACTTAACAAGTCTTAAGATGTCTAAAAAAACACGCCTCACGAAAAAAGAAATAAAAAGAGAAATAATGCGCTGTGGTAGAGACCCTGTGTATTTCTTAAAAACTTACGCCAAGATTGTCCATCAAAAGAAGGGGCTGATACCTTTCGATACTTATGATTTTCAAGATGATTTGTTGGATAATTTTAGGGACCATCGCTTCAACATTGTTTTGAAGGCAAGACAGTTGGGTATTTCTACAATTGTTGCTGGTTATGTCGCTTGGTTTATTTTGTTTCGTCAACATAAGGTTGTAAGTGTATTGGCTACGAAACAGAGTAAGGCAGCGAACATAATTAAAAAAGTTAAAATGATTTTTGAGAAAATACCTCAATGGTTGTTAATTTCCAATATAGACATTAACAATAAAAATGAACTTTGGTTAAAAAATGGTTCTGGAATATTGGCTGAAGGTACGTCAGAAGATGCATGTCGCTCTGAGGCTCTTTCTTTGTTAGTTGTTGACGAATGCGCTCATATTGGCTCTCTGATGGATGACATATGGACTTCTGCATACTCTACACTGTCAACAGGTGGTTCTGCTATTATTTTAAGTACACCGGCAGGAACAGGCAATTTTTTTCACAGAATGTGCGTTGAGGCAGAAAACGGTGATAACGAATTTTTGCTTACAAAATTAATGTGGGATGTCCATCCAGAGCGTGACGAAGATTGGTTCAAATTAGAAACGAAAAACCTTTCAGAAAGAGCAATTGCTCAAGAATTATTATGTTCATTTAATGCTTCTGGTGCGACTGTAATTTCTTCAAAAGACATAGAGAGGCTAGAAGGCTTAATCAAAGAACCGTTATATAAGACTGGAAACAAAAGGCAGTATTGGATATGGGAAGATTATGACCCTAGTAACAGATACCTTATAACGGTAGATGTATCTAGGGGAGATGGAGAAGACTTTTCAACAATTATAGTTATAAATCTTGAAGAAGTGAATGTTGTTGCTGAATACAAAGGAAAGTTAGGAAGAGATAGTTTTGTTTCTTTTTTGAACTCTGTAGCGAATGATTATGGCAAGCCGATGTTGGTTGTAGAGAACAACAACATAGGGATTGCAGTAGCCCAAGATATGTTGAGTTTAGGCTACCCACACCTTTATTTTTCTAAAAAAGGTACTCACGAATATGTAGACCCTGTTCAAGCGTTATCTGATTCGACAGCAATTCCAGGCTTCACAACTTCAGTTAAAACAAGACCTCTTATCATATCTAAACTGGAAGAATACATTAGAAACAGAGTGTTGTTTTCTCCTTCTTCTAGGTTTGTCGATGAATTAAAGACTTTTATATGGAGAAATGGAAAGCCAGAGGCACAAAAAGGTTCCAACGACGACCTAATTTTATCTTGTGCAATAGCTTGTTGGGTGAGAGATACAGCACTAATTAAAGGACAAAAAGAAGTCGAAGTAAACAGAGCATTGTTAAGTAATATTTTAGTTTCCAGAAAGAATTTTAATACAAATTTGTCTAACATGCATGACATACATAAGACTGGCAGATATTTAGAAGAGAGAATAAATATGCAAAAAAAACGTAATATCCATAAACCTTGGATTATAGTGGGTTAAAAATGTTTAATAAGAGAAAAGGCGAAAATACAAGAAATCAAGAGAACATTCTCTATCGTGCTTTGACTAGACTTTTTTCCGGTCCAATCACCAAAAGAAGGCGTCAATTTTATCGAAGAGAGCGTAGAATTGACATGCAGAAGTACGATTTTAAGTCTGCTTCTGGCGCACCATTTAAAAAGATTCAAAAAGATATGTGGTTGCACCAATCAGCGAAACTTGTGTACGAACAACAGAGAGCGGAAAGATATGCTGATTTTGACATGATGATATATGAGCCAATTCTTGGCAGTGCTTTGGACATCTATGCTACGGAGATAACATCCTGCAATGAACTAGAGAAAATGCTGAAGATTGATTGCAGAAATCAAGAAATTAAATCAATTCTAGATGAATTTTATTACAATGTATTAAATATAGAAGCAAATCTCTTTCATTGGACAAGAACGATGTGCAAATATGGAGATTTCTTTCTTTATTTAGACATTGATGAAGATAGAGGAATCACCCACGTCATTGGCTTGCCTTCAAGAGAAGTGGAAAGACTAGAAGGTGAAGACAAAGACAACCCACATTATGTTCAGTTTCAATGGAATTCAGGAGGTTTAACCTTAGAAGATTGGCAAATTTGTCATTTTAGAATTTTAGGTGACGATAGATTTGCCCCTTATGGCCAAAGTGTTTTCGAGCCTGCTCGAAGAATATTCCGACAATACGACCTTTTAAAAAACGCTATGATGAGTTATAGAATCGTTAGAAGCCCTGAGAGAAGAGTTTTTTATCTAGATGTTGGTAATATCCCACCCGAAGAAGTCGAACAGTATGTTTTGCAGTTTCAAAAAGAACTAAAAGGTAGTAAAATCGTAGACCCTGATTCTGGGCAAGTTGATTTGCGTTATAATCCTCTTAGTGTTGAAGATGACTACATAATTCCAGTTCGTGGACAAAGTAACACAAGGATTGATAGTTTGGCTGGGGGTCAATACACCGGGGATGTAGACGATGTTAAGTTTTTAAGAGATGAAATGATGGCAGCGATTAAAATTCCTGCTTCTTATATCATACCGGAAGGTGGTGCAGTTGAAGATAAAACATCGCTGGCACAAAAAGACATTTTATTTTCAAAAACAATCCAAATGATACAGCGTTCTGTAGTAAATGAGTTAGAAAAGATGGGAATTATTCATCTTTATACATTAGGCTTTAGAAAAGATGACTTAATATCTTTCAAATTGAGCCTTGCTAATCCATCAAAATTAGCAGCAATACAAGAATTAGAGCATTGGAGAACTAAATTCGATGTCGCTTCTGCTGCGACCGAAGGTTATTTTTCAAAAAGATGGGTTGCTGTTAACTTTTTTGGACTTAGCGAAGAAGAGTTTATTCGCAACCAAAGAGAAATCATTAATGACAAAAAATACGAACTAGAGATAGATAAGATCGCACAGGCTCTAGAGCAAGAGAGTATGACAGGTGGTGGAGGAATGTTTGGTTCTGAAGCAGGCGGGCCATTGAGTCCAGGTTTTGGGGAAGAACAAATAACAGTGTCGCCTCCGGGTTCTGATTTGGAATCAGCCTTTGGGGGAGGTTTCGAAGGAGGTGTAGGAGATGATGTTGACGACACTCTCTTGGCTTCTCCTGAAGAGCCAGCCAAGAGAGATGAACCCCACAAAGTAAATGTCAACAAAGCAGGCTTTAAAATGACATATAAGGATGGACAAACAACGACAACAAAATCAAAAGGCAAGTTGTATACGCCGAAAAAAGAATCTGAAAAGAGGTCAGGAATACAACAAAATCTTAAATCTATGGCAAAAATTGACTCTATAAGACCTGTAGGTTCACAAAGAGACCCTGATAAAAACAAAAAAAAGAATCATCCATCAATACCTGGGAGGAGTGAATTAGGTTCTTTTAGCAAGGGCATAATGGAAGATTTTTCAAAAGAAGAAAAGCAAATAGCAGACATAAACAATGGATTGTACGAAATAGTTGAAAAGTTGGATAAAAAATTTAAGGCAAAAAAAGATGACTAAACATAACAAAAAAAGAAATCCAGTCTTTCTGTTTAATATTTTAGTGAGAGAGTTTGTTGAAACTAAAGAAAAAGAAAGAAAGAAAGAAATCACTTCTTGCATAATGAATTTTTTCAATAAAAAAAGAGAACTTCACAAGGAATATAGACTATATAAGCAAATATTGAATGTGCAAGGTGAGCCTGAAAAAATTTGCCAAGGCATTCTTAACGAAGTCAAGCAACAATATTCTTACTTAGACCATAAGAAACTTTTCAAAGAAAAAACAGATTTGTTAAATTTTATTAACAAAAAAATAGGCAAACAAGTGTATTCAAAGTTTGTACCGAACTATAAAAATATTGCGTCGATATATCAAATTTTCAATAAGACAGGTAGTATAAAAAACAATGTTATATTAGAAACAAAAATTATAGAAGAGATGAAACAAAAAGAAACTTCTAATAACTTTGAAAACAAAATAGATGGAGTTGTTGTCGGAAAATTTTTACAAAAATATAACCAGACATACTCCAACACTCTTCTGGAGAATCAAAAAAAATTAATAAAAGAATATATATTTTCTTTTTCCGACAATTCTCTCTCCCTAAAGAGTTTTCTAAATGAAGAAATTGATACTCTGAAAAAGGAATTGTTGAATGTTTTAGAAGACAAAGAATTGTGTTCAGACGACACAATCAAAAAACAGACAAACAGTGCTTATAAAATGTTGCAAGAAATGCATAAACAAAAGATTGATGAAAATTTAATTACAACAATTATGAAATTTTATAATCTGGCTAATATTATCAAAGAAACACAAGAAAATTTTGAGTATAAAGAGCATGAAGATAAAAATTAACAAAGTAAAACTACCATCGTATAAATTAAAAATCAGTCGGACTATCGATGGAAGAATTATGATAACAGACCATCCAGACATCGATATTGTTATTATTCCAAAATTACAAAAAATCATCACTTTCCCAAAAGATGAAATGTCTGATTTTGTTTATGGCTCTCAAGATTTATTTTTTGACTTCTTGGTTAAAACAGGGCTGATAGTACCTGAAAGTGTTACAGGAGGTTCAGTATATTATTCTATTGAAGGAAAAATTGTTGAGCCAGAAGAAAAAATTAACCAATTTGATATGATTATAGCAAATATCGGCAAATTCTTAGAAAAAGAAGATAATTATTTTAAAAAAGAAAAAGAATACAAAGACATGGTTGACAGAAGCATGTACAATCCAGAAGAAAGTGAATCTACAGATTTAGGCGATGTGCCTCACGAAGAGTACAAAGGGGTCATTCCTCGATCTGGCAGGCCATATGCATTTGGTTCAACATTTGGTTACATGTACGAATAGCATAGGGTGGCCTGGGAGTTGTCCTAGCGCGAGTTTATTTACTTTTCGAATAGAACTTCGGCTAAACAAAAAAAAGGTGTTAAAATGTCTCAAATTGCGATTTTTTCATTAGTTTCATTTGGCTTGACGCAAATATTGTTGTATTCAGAAATTTTAAAGATTTTTCGACCAAAATGGTATCTATTTAAATGTAGTATGTGTATGGGTTTTTGGACAGGCTTACTAATATGGTCCATCAGCGGTAAAACAATTTTGTTTAACTTCGATGGAAGTTGGGTTACAGGACTGTGTTTAGGATTCTTAAGTTCTGGCGTCAATTATATACTAGATAAGTTGTTCACAGATTGTGGTTTAAATCTGAATCTTACCCAATAAGGAGGTGATAATGAGAATTTCAAAGAAATTCATGATGCCAACGATTCGTCGTTGCAAAGAAGGTTGCTGAATGTCGAGGTAGAAAACCTCGATAAAAAACAACCTAAATGAATCCTGCCAAGTATTTACTATAAAATACTTGGTTTTTTTATGCAAACAATATCAAAAGGTAATATAAATTGAATAAGAAAGTATTATTGAGAGAATTCTATAATTTATGCCCTAGCGGAATCTGTCAAGATTATTTGACAGAATCAGAAAAATATAGAATAAAAAACGAAGGAATCATCTATTTGACTGGAACTGTCCAAAGAGCAGATGAAAAAAATGGAAATGGAAGGGTATACAGTGAATCCATTCTCAAGAGAGAAGTTGAAAATTATAGAAAAGTCATAGAAGAAAATAGAGCAGTGGGCGAGTTAAACCATCCAGACTCAGCAGAAATCGATCTAAAAAATGTTTGTCACATTGTTGAAGACTTGTGGTGGGAAGGAAAAGATTTGAAGGGGAAATTAAGAATCCTCAAACATCACCCATCTGGACAGATTTTAGAAGGTCTTATAAAAGATAATATAAAATTTGGAATTTCCTCTAGAGGTTTAGGTTCAGTCAAAGAAACAAAAGAGGGTATTATTGTGGAAGAAGACTTCCAATTAGTTTGTTTTGACATCGTTCAAGAACCTTCTACTAGAGATGCGTTTTTAATGAAAGAATGTAAGATTCCATACAGCAACAGAAAACTGTCCTATAAAGAAAAATATCAACTTGCTTTGATTGATATTTTGAAATAACCCTTCAAAGGTAAAAAAATGAAAAAAAAAGATTTTGTAAAATTAGTAAAACCTCTCATTAAAGAATGTATAAAAGAAATGATAATGGAAGAAAATTTACTTTCAAATGTTATTTCTGAAACAATTTTAGCAATTAATAATGTAGAAGTTATATCCGAAAACAAAAGTAAAAAAATAAGTCAAATACCAAACAAAAAAGTCAAAAACTTATCTAATTTAAGCAAAGATATGTACAACGGTGTTGACGTGTTTGACGGTGTAACCCCATCGAAAGAAATTAACGAGTCTCTATCTGACACAAGCGGAGTATCTGCTTCAAAAAGATTCCCCGGTTTAGATTTTAATGATTCAGGTGTAGATATAAGCATGTTTTTTAAAAATTAAAAAGGAAAAAAAATGTTAATAAACAGTAACAACGCAGAAGTTCAATTGAAAACAAATGAAACATCTGAAAGTCTTATACGACGATTTAAAAAGAAAGTTTACAAAAGTGGATGTTTGGAAAAATATAAAGAAAAAATGTATTTTGTAAAAAAATCTGACAAAAAAAGAATGGAAAAAAAACGCACAATCTTCTTGGAAAAAAAGAAAAAAAATGACAACAAGTGATGATTGGAGAGTTGCATTGGTAAAAGTTCAAATGTATTGTGAGGAACACTTCAAAGATAAACTAAAGTATTCCACTGACTCTCTTGAATTAGACCACGGATGCCCCCCTCCTATAAAAGAATTACACAAAGAAGTAAAAGAAAACCAAGCCACAGACACAAAATGGAATGGAAAGAGAGTTCTGTGGTGTTATCCTGCTGCCCCACATGAAGGTTCTCCCTTAAAGAAAGACGAGAAAATTCCAGTCGCTTGCTTAGGGACAAGCCTTTGGTGCATCATACATGCTCTAAAGTTACTAAAATTAGAAGACAAGATAACAAATACACAAATAGAAAACTTAAAAAAAGAATCCTTACAAGAAAAAAATGGCCTTTGCGATGCTTTTATAAATTTAGGTTGGGCAAACAATATAATTACAAACCCTAACGATGCACAAGGTGGGGATGTCGGCGTCATAGGTTATGGCGACAACTTACCCCATCATTGGTTTATAGTTGCCGAAGAACCTCATATAAAAATTAATAATGTTGACGCTTTAAATACTTGGGCAGCATCTCCTAGTGCTAATGGTGCAGGTTACGACTATTGGTATAAAAACAAAAGCAACAACAATGGACTAAAGAGGTATTGGTCTATAGTTAGACCGTTTGAAAAAAAATGACAATACACATTCCATCTAATAATAGACAAGTTGGAGAAATTAACTTTTCCAACAATACTGATGTTACATCAATATCCAACCTTAACGAATGGACAGTAATAAATGTTTCAAATTGGGATGGAAACTCAAGTAATTATGGGTTTGAACTGCACAGTGACAACAAAAGTTTAAAATACACTTATAACACTCAGAAGACTGTGGTTTGTTATTTAGATGCACAAATCTTAGCAGCAACTAACAACGTAGATTTTGAATTTGGTATTTTTTTAAACAATGTCTTGCAACCTCTTTCAGTTTTTTCTTTTAATTACAAAACAATACCTATAGCTTCAAGCCACATTTATGTTTTTAAAATAAACAAAGATGATTTGATGGAGATGAGAGTCAGAAATATTTCTGACTCAACAAATGTAACTGTTCAACACGCTGATATTACATGCTGGACGACAAATTAAAAAGGAAAGAAAAATGAACAACAAATATGAAACAGGAATTGGCCATGTTGGTGCGTATCAAGTTTCAGGTATACCATTTATAACAGGCTCAGATTTAGGAGCAAGCCCTTCAAACATCAATATACAATTCCCTAGCATTACAAAAAGCATAACAATAAACGTCACAGGTTCAGATGCGGTAGAACTAGCCTTTGCTTCCCCTGTTGACCCGACAGTGCGTTCTAATAAACATACTTTTGTAATAGCATCAGGAGATAGTTTAACTTACGATGTAAAGTGTAAAGAAGTTTGGTTGATTGCGAATAATGGCAACACTGGCTTTCAATTGTTGGCTGAATTGACCAACATTTCTCCTAACAGAATGTGGGATATATCTTCATCTGTTGGGATTAGTGGTTAAGACTATTTTATTTTTTCATTTGCAAAAACGAACAAAATGAAAACTTAACCTATTTATCATAAAAAGTGGGATTTTCTTAAAAAATGAGTAATATGCTTGAACAATCAATAATTGACGCTAAAGAATTGAAATCTGCAATTTCCAAACTAGCAGAAGAAAAAACTTTGGAAAGACACGCAGAAGATTATCAGAAAATTTTTGAAAAGATGATGAGCGAAGAAGAGGACAACCTATCTCCACCTTTGTCCGATGATGATAAAATGCCTGACTTCGACAACGAAGGCAGTGAAATGTTAGATGCTGGAGATGAAGGGGGTATGTTTGGGGGGATGCCAGACTTAGGTCCAGAAGAAGAAGATGATATTTCTGATGATGAACAAATTATTGATTTGTCGAGTGACTTCGAAGACATTCCAATGTCTGGTGATTTTTCTTTAGAAGGTGATGACGAAGAAGAAGAAATTGAAATTAACTTCGAACAATTAGAATCTGAAATAGCCACAGTTAGAAACAAAAAAAATCAACAAAAGACGAGCAAGGAAAACGTTCCTGTCTCTTTTGTTGAGGAATCTCCCGAAGAAGAGGAAGATTATGAATTAAATGAAGATGGCTTCTTAAATGAAAAAAAGCCTTGTTGGAAAGGATACGAACAAGTTGGCATGAAAACAAAAAATGGGAAAAAAGTCCCTAATTGTGTTCCAATTGAAGAAGCAAACGATTTGTTTGAAAGTGAAGATTTTGATGTCCTAGATTATGATTTAGAAGTCGGACATGGCCATCAAGCGCAACCATCTTTGAACAAAGGATTGACTCAAGATTTTCTTAATGTATCCAAAGCAAAAGAAAATGTAAATAAAGAAGAAGATGAAGAACTCAAACAAAAGTATTTTATGAAAGTTCGCGAAAATAAAGAATTAAATAAAAAATACGATGAATTGTTGAATATAACAAATTTATTGAAAGAACATATTAACACAACAAATCTTTTAAATGCAAAATTGTTGCATATAAATCGAGCATTACGGAATGACTCTTTGAATGAGCGACAGAAAAATCTTTTCAAGCAAAAGATAAGCGAAGCAAAAACTGTTGAAGAGGCAAAAGTTATTTTTGAAACGTTAAACTCGGCAGTGGGTGTTGTCAAACAAAAGAAAGCACCAAAATCACTGAGAGAAGCAACTGTACGAAAAAATAACTCTTTAACTCAAAATTCCAAAGAAAAACCAAAACCCAGCATAATTGAAGAACAACAAACTGCTCGATGGAAAAAAATTGCTGGAATAACTAAAACATAGGAAAAAACGTTATGAGTATTTTAGGTTCATTAACAAAAAACATTACTCGTCGCGAAAACGAAAAGCTTAAAGAAAGTGCTGCCCTCTTGAATAAGTGGGAAAATACCGGACTTTTAGAAGGTTTGGATACTGAAACATCGCGACAAAACATGGCCGTCTTGCTTGAAAACCAAGCAAAGCAACTTTTGAAAGAAGCATCGGTTATGGCTAGAGCAGGGGGAGGTGACGTAGAAGGTTTTGCTTCTGTAGCGTTCCCTCTCGTTCGAAGAGTCTTTGGAGATCTAATTGCAAACAACTTAGTCTCTGTACAACCCATGTCTCTTCCTTCTGGATTGATTTTCTTCTTGGATTTTAAACTATCTCGTCCTGCTGGATACGGGGAAGATTATCAGCGTCTATATTCAGACCTTAATCAGTCTGTATACGGGCAAGGACGACTTGGTTCAGAAATTACTGGAGGTGCTTTACTTACCGAACAAAATGGAGAACTTGGCTTTTTCAGTTTAAACCAAGGGTACTCTTCTCCTACTGGCTCGAAAGAAGTAAACACTACCACAGTTCTTTCTGGAACATACGGTGGTGTAGTAAACACCCCAGGTACAGTCACACGAAATGCTGTATTAGAAGAAGAATTGATGAAACTTTGTCGTTTTGACCCTGAATTTGTTTCGGGAACTACAAATGTTGCTGTTACTAAAATTACTTTAAGTGATTTGGATGACACTTCTGCTGGTGCTTACTTTAACGACGAAAACCTTGTTTCCATTCATGTGTCAAGTTCTGATGGGCATGGTTTGTTCGCTGCTAACGATGTGCAAGCAAGACGATTGACTCAATATTCTGGATCTGGAAAGACCGAATTGTTGCTTTTCAATGTGTCTTGGGATGGGTCTCGAACCCCTGTTCAACTTTCAGGAACAACTGGTCCGAAACTTGAGTTTACTTTTCCGATTGTTGACAATTTCCAGAATGGTGGTGCGCTCGGCTCTATTCAAGGTCAAGATGTTTGGGGTTTGGAAAACGAACCCGACATTCCCGAAATCGACTTAAATATCGATTCGATTGCAGTTACTGCAATTGGCAAAAAACTCAAAGCAAAGTGGACCCCAGAATTGGGTGAAGACTTGAGTGCTTATCACAACCTTGATGCTGAAGTTGAATTAACTCAGATTCTGTCTGAAGAAATCGCTTTGGAAATCGACCGAGAAATCATTGTTGACCTTATTAATGGAGCAACTTGTGGTAAATATTACTGGTCTCGTTCTCCTGGTATGTTCTTGCATCGCGAAACTGGTCTGGAAATCGGAGCAAGTTCGAAGGCTCCAGATTTCACTGGAAACGTTTCTGAGTGGAATGAAACTCTGCTCCACACAATTCAAGACCTGAGTGCTTTAATGCACCGTAAGACTCTGCGTGGAGGTGCAAACTTCTTTGTCTGTGGCCCTGAAGTTGCTGCGATTGTAGAACAAACCAATGGATTTAAATCTTCCACTGTGACTTCTGATGTCAACACTGGAACTGTAGGTTGTGAAAAAGTTGGTTCTATTTCTAAGAAGTGGGATGTATATGTTGACCCATATTTTCCTCGCAATTTGATTCTTGTAGGACGAAAAGGTAGTTCTTTCCTCGAAAGCGGATATGTTTATGCTCCCTATGTTCCACTGCAAGTATCTCCCACGATTCTTGGAACCGAAGACTTTACGCCTCGTAAAATCGTTCGTACTCGCTATGCGAAAAAAATGGTCAAACCAGATATGTATGGTTTGGTAATTGTACGAGGATTGCTTGGCGAGTCTGGTAACTAAATCAAAATATAGTTTGGTTATCAATTTTATGGAGAGAGGTGTCAAAACCTCTCTCTTTTTTTTATCTAAAAAGGTAAAAATTATCGTTTTCGAACTAATAATTATATAAAAACAAAAAAGGTTTGTTGGAATGAAGTTGATTATGGAAAATTGGAGAAAATACATGAACGAACAAGTCAATCGAAAGCCAAAAGCAGCAGTTCTATTTGATGGTGCTGGGTTTGCTAGGCTTGGTTTAGAGCAATCTGGATGGGAGTGTGTGGGATTTGAATTAAATCCTGTCGCGCATTGGCTTTCGACTCATGTTGGTAGCGGAAATTCTGTTATGGCAGATGTTAGAGATGTTGATTTGTCGGATTTTACGGCTGTTTGGGCATCCCCTCCATGTCAAAAACTTTCTCCGGCAAAAAAAGGTTCTGGCCAAATAGTAACAGGAAAATACAAAGATGATTTGTTAAAATGGTCGCTAGATATTACTAAAGTATGGCCGAACATAAAAGTGTTATGGGTTGAAAATGTAATTACAAGAGAGCCTGGAGAAGATGATTGGGGAACAAAGTATAATGCAGCACAATTTGCAGAAGAACCCAAGCAAAAAAGGCAAAGAATTGTAGGCGGAACATTCCCAGAGCCAGAAACATATAGAGAGTATGATACAAGATATTACGAATTGGGTGATTCCGTTTGTCCTGCTATTACTGCAACTGAATCTAAATGGTACGCTGCTTGCGACAGGAGAGCAAACAGGTGGTTTTATAAACATTTTGGTAGAAAAGGCTATTATTGGGAGTTTGCTGACAAAATGGGTATGGAAGAAATACCTCAAGCCTGGAAAGATATTTTTCTTGATATTGACGAAGCCAATCAATTTCGCGGAAAAGAAAAAAGCAGAGCATTGTTGGCAATAGAAACAAAAATCGGATGGGATAGGAATGAAATTACAAATATAAAACAAGTCAAAGAAAAAGGCAAAAGACCAAAAAAAGTTGGCGTATTAACCGCTTGTAAGTGGCGAGATGCGTTAATAAGAGCGATTGGCAATGGAGTTGTAGTATCTATGGCACGAAAGTTTGGCGAAGCAGCATTAAAAGATTTAAACAAATGAAAGATAACAACAAAACAAATTTAGAAGAACAAGTTTTCAATATAGTTAAAAATATTTTGTCTGAGAGAAAGTGGTTGGCAGACCAAAAATTTTTTTATGCCGGTCCACAAGATTCAAGAAACAGGGCTTTGTGTGCTGCATTGGTTAACAAAATCGTGACTGCCAGACAATTATCAAGAATTGTCAACAAGAACGGAAATTCAGTTATTGATTGGGCTGGGGGTTATAAGTGTAGACATAAATTAATTCCTGTTAGTGATGAAGATATTGAAAATTTAGAAAAAAAATTTAATACTCGTATTCCAAGAGCAACAGAAGCAGACTTAAATAAATTTAGGAAAAAAATATAGAAGTTTTTTTATTATATTTATTGAAAAACAACATCTTGTTATAAAGGTAAAAACAAAAAATGGCAGTCCCTGATTTTTCTCCTATACCAACAACGTCTAGAATCGTTTTGCCAGTTACTGGTACTCATTCTAACGTAGTTGAATCTTATTTACCCTACGGTTTATATGTAAATGCAAACTTACCTGATTCCGAAAGAAATGAGTGGGTAACTGGTGCTGTATCGCAGGTTTCTTATACTTATCGAATGCTTGGTGGTGCTGTTTTAGACATTGAATTAACAGAACAAGATGTTTATGCAGCATACGAAGATGCATGTTTGGAATACTCTACAGTCATAAATTTACATCAAGCAAAAAATTCTTTACCAAATTTGCTTGGACAACCCACTGGTACTTTTGACCACGAAGGCGAACATTTATCTTCCCCACTGTCATCCAGTTTGAGTGGCGGGAATGTTGCTTTAAAATTTCCAAAGTTTCAATTTTCTTACTCTAGGAGGCTTTCTGACGCAGTTGGGACAGCAGTTGGGGTTGGAGGCTTCGAAACAATTTATTCGGCTTCTATCGCGCTAACAGCAAGCAAACAGGACTATGATTTGCAGGAGATTATAGAGGCTCAGGATGTTGCTGGAGGACAACTTTTTAGCGACAAAATAAATAATAGAAAAATCCGCATTCGACGAGTGTTTTATAAGTCTCCTCAAGCGACTTGGAGGTTTTATGGTTTTTATGGAAGTTTGGTTTCTATTGGCAACTTGTCAACATACGGTCAATATGCAGACGACCATTCTTATCAAATTGTACCAGTATGGCAAAACAAAGCGCAAGCAGCAGCATATGAAGATGCTTTAAGAGTCAGAACATCGCATTACTCTTATATGCTCAGAAACAACAAACTAAGGATTTATCCTCCTCCTCGCGAATATTTGAATGCTATTTGGGTTGAATTTTCAGTAGATTCGAATCCGATATTAGATGAAGATGGTTACGAATCAGGAGTTGATGGAGTAAACAATGTAAATACAGTTCCGTTTTCAAATATTCCTTATAAAAATATCAATGCAATCGGAAAGCACTGGATACGGAGATATGCTTTGGCAACTTGCAAATGCATTTTAGCGCAAAACAGAGGAAAATTTCAAACAATACCTATTCCTGGTGAATCTGTTACGTTGAATCATTCAGATTTGATGTCGCAATGTAAAGATGAAAGAAGGGAATTGAAGGAAGAATTAAACAAAACATTGGATGAATTAACTTATGCAAAGATTTCAGAAACTAGAGCGAATGAAACTGACAACGTTAATCGCACCTTAAATAAAATGCCAATGTTTATTTATATGGGATAAATACAATGAAAATTAAAATTAAATTAACAGAATCAACCAAATACGACCCTCAAACCGGAAAACCAATATTAAAAGACCCTTCTGAAATGACAATGGACGATTTCGATGATGTTAAAGGTCCAAAACAAAGTGTTTTTTTGTGGCAGCAAATTGGAAACATCACAAAAAATTTAAAAAAACAAAAAGAAGATTTCGAGGAATTTGAATCTAAAATCACAGATTATATAAAACTATTTGTTCGATATTTTAAAGCTCATAATGATGAAATTAAACAATTAAAGAGTAATATAGGATTATCGAAAAAACCAAAAAAGCCAGATCTTCCGATGGCTAATTTTGGCCTTGTGAAAGAATATTCAAATAATCCTAATGACATGAGAAAAGATATAGATTCAATCATCACGCAAAAAAAAGAAGAAAGCGAAGCAATACAAGATTTAATTGTATTAATTAAGCAAAATTATGAAGAAAATGGCAGAGCAAGTGCTTCTAATGCGATACAAACTGTTCTTAGTTCTATAAGAAGGTTAGGTGATGATTTTGTTAATAAATTCACTAGTGCTTTAGACAATGCAAACACTTCCGATGGAACAAGTTTGTCCGAACTTAAATAAAGATGTCAAATAAGTTTAATAGAGAGCCAGCACCTCCCCCACCAATGTTTTTTGGTGAAAAAGAAAGAGATTTGGTCAAACAAGTAAATGATGAATTAGTTGAAAGGGTTATAGGTCAACAAGTCTTATATTATCCAATAGATTATACAACCACAAACTTTCACCCTTTATACAAAGAAGCCATAGAAAAAAACTTTCTTCCTCCAATTCGTGTCTATGCGATGGTCAAATGGGAAGGTCAAGAAACTCAAACGGAAAAATATGGCTTAGACAAGCGTTCTAAGGTCACAATTAACTTCCACAAGAGGAGACTAACGGAAGACCAAGATTTGTTCGTTAGGGAAGGCGATTTCGTCCTTTATGGATCTTATTATTATGAGATAGTAAAATTAAACGAACCAAGAGAATTATTTGGTCAAGTGGCACACAAATTTGAAATATCTGCCACATGCCTCAAAGCAAGACAGGGATTGTTCGATGGAAAATAAAATAAAGAAAATTATTGAAAAAGAAATTATAAATTATCTGAATGAAGGAAAAAGAGAAAATTTACTACAAAGAATAAAAGGATATGTAAAAACTCCAGGTAAACCTTGGTATTATATGCACATGACAGATATAGATGCGCCAGCAGATATGATGTATTACCCTTCTAGTCCTCATGCTACTACTCCTTTGGGGATATATGCTTACCCTTTAAGCCCTGAAATTTTTGAACAATTAAAACATTACCAACTACCATTTCGTGCGAAAACGAAGAAATTAGTTATTTTTAAACTGAGAGATGGCTTTCAAAATTTTATTTTTCATATTGGAAAGGATAGAGTTCGAAAAGAAATTTTAACAGAATTGAAAAGAATTTTTCTCGAAGAACATCGTATAGAAGCGGTTGAATCAAAAATAATTTTTGATAATAATATGGAAAACTATGGACTTTATGAACCCGAAGAGTTGAAAAGAGAGTTTGATGTTTTTCATGATTTTTTAAAATCAAGTATAGAAAAATACTACAATCGACAAAAAGAAAAATTTTTTACTAAAGATTTAACACAAAAAGAAAAATTAAAAATTATAATTGCATTAAAAAAACAATTTAACGAATCATATGAAATTCCTCTTGCAAATTTTCACAGTAAATTATCCAATTTTTATAATTCATATGAAATTTTTTTTAATATTGTGGAAAAATATCGCTATGAAGAAAAAATAAACGTAGTAAATCTGCCTGAAATTTACAATTATGTTGATGAATTTCATAATGCTTATGTTAGCATAAAAGAACCTTTAAAATATTGGGAACAAATGATAAAAAGTTATGATTTTTTTAATTTTGCGAAAATACGAACAACTAAAGCGAAAATTTACTCCAAAATTTTTTCATTTACTTTGCCTAGAGTTTTGAAAAGAATTCTTGGCTCTATAGATAAATTTACAAACCCTCTGTATGAATACAAAAAAATATCTCTCGAAAGATACGATTCTGAAGATGTTGATTCTGATTTTGCAGAACTATGGAATGTTACCCGTCATTTGGCCGAACTAAAGGGTGACAATATCATTTTTCAGTGGGCGCAAATGTTTGTAAAGTTAGGGATTATTGGTTTTCACGATCATGGCGAAGGACTCATACACCCAAATGAGCCAGAACAAGCAGTTATTTTTCACCCCAACAAAATGGGTCTTACACTGAGAGATATTATAGAAACAATCGATATTATAAATAACCCAGCAAGGATTATGATGGTCAAAACTGCCAGTGGGTTGTCCAAGCAAATGTCTTATTAAAGAGTTTTTTGCTTGAGCCGATACAGAAATATACAACAACAAGGAAGAAATGTAAATAATGAATATCAAAAAAGAGTTGAAAAGGCAAATATTGTTGGAAATTCGAGAACAAAAAATTATCCAAGAAGAAAAAGAAAATTTAGACAAAGATGAAATGATTTATCGAATGGCAACTGTTATGAGGCAAGAAATTCCAGATATGCTTGCAACTCACGAAGAATATTCATTAAAATTCGATTTTGCTGATTATAAAGAACTGTCTAAGGCATTTTATGACGAAACAGTTGATTGGTTTTCGGGTGATGTTGGGGTGGGTGATGATGAAATACAATATAATAATAATACAATATTGGCTTTTTTAAAGATTGCTATCAAAAAATACCCTCTAGGTACAAAGTTTCTGTTGTATAGATATAATAAAGAAGTAAAAGAAAAAGAAGGCGAGATTGACCAAGAAGAAGTTTCTTTACTGCTTGAAAGAAGAATTGGCAAGATTATCAGAAAAATAATAAGAGATTTTGAAGTAATAAATAGGCTTTCATTTGTTGATGGCGCATACAAAGGTAATTTGAAATTAAAATATAAAGATATTGATAAAGTTGTATATCAAATTAATAATGTAGACAACCGAGATAAGGGTTGGAGAGAGGGCGAAAAAAGAAATAGACAATTAGCAAGAAAAAGGCATTTTAATCCAAAAGAAAATTTATTAGATAAGTTGAGTGGCTATGTAAAAAGACCGGGCAATCCTTGGTATTATATTCACATGACAGATATAGAAGGTTCCGCAGATATGATGTTCAACCCATCCAGTAGGTACAATACTCCACTGGGTGTTTATTCTTACCCCTTGAGTCAAGAAATTTTCAGTCAAATTAAAAGAGGAAGATTGCCATTTCGAGGACATGCTAAATATATGCTTATTTTCAAACCAGAAGACAATTTTCAAAATTTGATTTTTCATATAGGCAAAGATGAAGTTAAAGATGAAACACTTGCTAGGTTAAAAAGTATGTTTGGTAGGCAAAAAGAAGTTGATTTCAGAACCGATGATTTTATGTCATATATTAATCATTATATTGTAGAAAATGGAATAGATATGAGTAGCGTTTTTGCTCACCCCAATAATGTTGAAAGAAGTCTAAAAAAATTATTTATTGAAAATAAAGAACAATTTAAAGATTCGTATTCAGAATTTGGCACACCCCACAGTGATATTGTATATTCAGATTTATTAGATTTTATAAAAGAGTATTATAAATTTTATGACTTTGTGAGTGAATTTTTAGAAACCAAAATAATATCAGAAAAAGAAATATTTGAATTTTATCAATTTATCTCAAATTTTTATCTTCTCTTTGAAGATGTTATGACATATTTTTGGGACAAAATTAATCAAATTATCTCCTTTGCTAAATATACTCAAGAAATTGCCATCTTAAGGCCACTTATGACAACTGAATTTGGGATTGTTTTGTCTTCAACAAAAAAGGAGATAGAAAAAGCGCAACATTTTGCAAAACTTCTTGGCAACCAAAAAAAGAACATTAGAGGTATTATTCAAAGTGGCAGAGAATATTTTATAGATAAGGTGGGCGCAAATCCAGAAGACACTAAAATAATGGACTTATGGAGCCTTAGTCGTGGACTATCTACATCAAGTTTTAATTGGTCGAAAATACTTACAGAACTTGGCTTCTTTGCTTTCCATGACCACGGAGAAGGAATAATTCATCTAGCAGAGAAAGAACAGGCAGTCTTCTTTGTTCCGAGATATTTAGAGACAATAGAACTAATTGAAAATCCAATAAGATATATATCTACATCAAGTTTTGGTTGGTCGAAAATACTTACAGAAAGAGATTTATATAAATGAATATTAAAGAATTTTTTGCTTGAACCGATACAGAAATATACAACAACAAGAGAGAAATATAGAAAATGAATATCAAAAAAGAACTGAAAAGGCAAATATTGTTGGAAATTCGAGAACAAAGAATTATCCAAGAAGAAAAAGAAATATTGGGAGAATTAAAATGGCTTGGTCAATATACTGGAAAGTATGGCTGGAATACATTCCGCGACAAGCCTATAGATTTTAATGAAAAATATTCTGATTTCAAGAGATTCTTAAAGGAAACAGATGGTCATCAAGTTAACATTGATTGGCTTGGACAAGACGGGACAAAACCTTTGAAAGTACTAAGAATTGCTCAAAAATTAGGGTGGCCTGCTGACTATGTACACGGCATGAGCAATACAATATCTAAATTAATGTCTTACGCTGAAAAGTTTTTAGGAACTATTGGCAACATTCTTGATGCTTTTACTCTTTTTTTGGCGTCCAAAACAAAGATTGGAAGAATTGCTAAATTAGTCTTAGCCCCTTTCGCAACAGGAGAAGGTAAAACACCTAGACAGATTCACAGTTTATACATAAAAGAATTAAAGAAAGACCATTGGAAAACAAAAGAAGGTGACTTTTTAATAAAAGCCTATCAACTTATTATAGAATATGAATACGAACAATGGAAAAGTGGTGAGTTTGAAGATGAATGGGGTGGACTCAAAAAAAGCATGAAAAAAAACAAGAAAAAATTAGATGAAAAAAGCAAGCCCTGCAAAAAAGGTGACAAACTAAATAAACCTGTGAGAACTTCTGGAGAAAATAAAAAGTTTAAGGTCTGCGTAAAAGATGGAGACAAAATAAAAACAGTTAGATTTGGCGACCCAAATATGAAAATTAAAAAATCTAATCCTAAGCGCAGAAAATCATTTAGGGCAAGACACAAGTGTGACAATCCAGGTCCAAAAACAAAGGCAAGATATTGGAGTTGCAAAAAATGGTAAGACTCAAAGAAGAAATAAAACAAGAAATATTAAAAGAAATGCAACTAACTCTCGTTGCAGACTATGCTTATTGCAAATCAAGCCTGCGAAAACAAATAATCAAAGAAGCAAAGAGTGGGGAAGGAGAAGTAAAGCAAGCAATTAGGGGCTTTTCTGATAATTTGCAAAATGAATTACTTAGAATAGAAAGAGAAGAAACTTTGCCTGAAATAAAAAACATTGTAGATGAAATAAAAAATAATTGCAAAGATGAAAATGGAAACATTGATGAAGGTTGTGTACAACAAATACTAACTAAATTATTAAAAGCCAACAACGATATTGCTATGGAAGCACTAAAAAAAGCAACTGAAGAGCAACCTGATTTTACTTTAGACGAATGGTTATTGAAGTTAAGAAGAGCGTTTAATTTTACATGGTTTTGGTCTGCCGTTGGTGTTGTTGGGACATTAGTTTATAAAATTACAAACACAAGCGTATATAAATATTTATTAAAGCCTATAATTGCTATCGCTAAGAAGTTAGGAGATTGGATTTGGTGGGGCGTTCAAAAAATATTTCCAACATTTTTCGCAGGATTAAAATCGGTAGGAGGGTTGGCTGGAAAAGGTTTGTGGGGTGGTTTAAAAGTTATTTTTCAAATTATGTGGAGCATATCTCCAGGTTACACAATGCTGATTAGTGCAGCAATTACTTGTTTTGTGGCATCTTTGTTAATAAAATTAATCAGAGCATTAACAACTAGAAGACAAGAATACACAGATATTGTACAAGGCTTGTTTGATTGGAAAGATATACTTGTGGCGATTGGCAATGTGCCTTTTAATATCTGGAAAATGTTTAAAAGAATGTATTCTTCGATTAAAAATAGATTGGTTGGTTCAGATAAAAAGAAAGACAAGATAGTGTTAGACAAGCCAGAGAAATTAAATGAAGAGTTGGAATATTTTTTAATCACAAGTTATCAGAAGGAATTACTCAGTGCTTAAAAATTTACTGAAAATAGAAATAAAAAAAATATTAAAAGAATCTAGAGGCGAAGGATTATCCACGAAAGTTACTCGTTATTTTACAAACACAATTAAAAGTTATAAATCAGAAAAAGAAAAATTAAAGAAAATCACCTATCCTTCTGATTATATAGACGAGGACAAATTGAGACAAGAAATGCAAAAAATATTAGGTGGTGAAACAATTATTGTGTTGAAAATAGAATACGAACAAGGAATATTAGGTGTAACAGGAAGTTTTAACAGGTTAACTGACGAAATTGAATTGATTTTGAATGTCCCAAAATCAAAAATAGAAGCAAAAAATATGTCAAAAATCGTTTCTGATTTAAAGTTAAATTTAGTTCATGAAATCAATCATTATTATCAAAAAAATAGGGACAAAATGAACTTTAAATATATTGATTCAAAAAAAGAAAATCACTTAAGAAGATTATCTGCTATTTTGCATAGAAAATTCAAAGAGGTTGATTTTGATTCTAAAAGTGAAAAAGAAGAAATAATAGAATCATTAATTTATTTTCTAACTAAACATGAAGTAGATGCATACGTCAGAGCAACATACAAGCAAGCAAAATTTTTTAAACAAAAATTTGAAAAAAGTGCGGAAGAGAATATTGAAACTATAAAAGAATACATTGGTTCACAATTTAAAAGTCGTAACAAAAAAAAAGAAGAACTTATTAAAATGCATTCTGATATAATTTTTAATCTTTGGATGACGAGAGCCAAAAAAATATTACCTAGAGCATTAACGTCAAATGGAGAGTTTATCAAAGATGACAAACGAAAAACGTATACAATTTATGGATTATACCCATGAGCGATAAGCCTGCGAAACCTATTTTCTTTCAACCTTCAAATATCGAAACAATTGATTTTGCAATGTTTCGGTGGCTCGATGAAACTATGAATGTTTTTTGTAACACCAATAAAGGTTTCGAAAAAGTTCCAGTTGTTTGGGTTACTGGTGAACGTTCCGCACAACTTAAAGAAAAAGATGATGTTAGAGACATCGAAGGGACTCTTATACTTCCAAGAATAACTTTAGAAAGGAAAGATTTCGAGAAAGACCCAGCATTTAGAGGAGCAGTTACCGCTCATCACCCAAACACTGGAGATTATAAAGGTGGGACTTTTCCTGCATTTAGGGTTATAAACCAAAGAAAGACATCTAATTTTGCAAACGCACAATCGTTTAGAACAACTAAAAATAGGGTAGGTACTGGACAAATCAATTTTAAAACAAAAAAGAAACATCCAACAGTTTATACAACATATCACATGCCACAACCAACATATATGAAGATTACATATGAAATACACATCAAGACTGAATATCAGCAGCAAATAAACGAAATAATGCAACCATTTTTAACTTATACTGGACATATTACAACCTTTATGATTGAACATGAAAATCACAAATATGAATGCTTTTTCGACTCTAGTTTTAACCAAGACAACAATGTGTCTACCCTCAATGAAGATGAGAGAAAATATGAATCTAAGTTTTCTATTCGTTGTATGGGCTATTTAATAGGTGGCAACAAAAACGAAAAATATCCTTTTTTTACCAAAAGAGAAAATGCTGTTAAGTTTTTTATAGGAAAAGAAAGGACAATCTTGGGTGAAGACTAACAAAGTAACTATTTATCCAAAAAATATTCTAAGGAGTTTATGATAAAAATGCCGACTCAAATTCAAAAATACAAATTTGTTTCTCCTTCTATTCAAACAAGAGAAGTAGACAACACAAAAAGACCCAGAAGGACAGAAGAAATCGGCCCTGTTATTATTGGTCGAGCCGAACGAGGACCATCTTTCGTTCCCGTACAAATTAAAGACAGGAACGAGTTTTTGCAAACGTTTGGAAAGCCAATCCCAGGAGGTGGAACTTCAAATAATGATGTTTGGCGAGATGGCAACTACACAAGTCCTACTTACGGTGCGTATGCTGCTTACGCTTATTTGAAGAATCGTGGTCCTGTGACGTTTATTCGTCTTGCTGGAGACCAACATAGTGAAGCAACTACCGCAGGTGCAGCAGGTTGGCCTCAAGATGGATTTTTTACTCCAGACCCTGTTGTTTCAAAGAATGCAGGGGCATATGGTTTATTTTTGATTGACTCCGGCAATTTAGTTTCGGATTTTGGTAATATAACAGGCTCTTTGGCAGCAGTCTTTTACATGAACTCAGGCTCTTCTGTTCGACTCGATGGAGATACGAACTACGGAATGAGTATAAATGGTTCTGAATTATCTGGTGCTGGTCAATTTGTTTATAATGTTGAAGGTGATAATACATTTAAAGCAATCATCAAAGAAGGTAGTGGTAATGCAATTACTGCTTCTTTTAACTTCAATCCAGATTCTGAAAAATACATCCGAAAAGTTTTCAATACAAATCCAATATTAACAAATAGTGAAATTATTGATTCTACAAGTCAAAACTATAGGCGATATTGGCTAGGTCAAACTTATGAGGATTTTGCTACTAGAAATTTGGTTTCTGGTTCGACTGCAAAAACAACTTTTGGTGTCATAGTTCCTCTTGCGTCTGGAAGTACACATGGTGGTGATTTTAGATTTGCTGGGAAGAGAGCCAAGACCGGATGGGTTTTTTCTCAAGACATGACAAGCAACAATACAGCGTATCAACCTCAAAACATGACGAAATTGTTCAGACTCAAAACACACACTGCTAGTGAGTGGGAACAGAAAAATTTAAAAATTTCTATTTCTAACATTAAGTCTTCTAAGAATTTATCAAATCAATATGGCTCTTTTGATGTCGAAATACGAAAAATAGACGATAACGACAAATCAAAGCAAGTTGTTGAAAGGTTTACATCGTGTAATTTAAACCCTGCCTCTGAAGACTATATTGCAAAAAAAATTGGGAACACATATCGATCTTGGGATTATGGGAAACGACAATGGATTGAATATGGCGATTATGAAAATCGTTCAAAGTTTGTCTATGTAGAAGTTGCAAATGAAGTTGATAATAGTTTGACAGACCCAAGGTTGTTACCTTTCGGATTCTATGGGACTCCACGATTTAAAACAGCAACAATGACTAGAACGTCTATCCTAACAGCAGAAGATATAAAAAATGGAACATTGGAACAAAATGCTGCATTTGTTAGAGGTAGTGGCTCGATGCCACATGCTCCTTCTGGTTCACAACCGAATGATGTCTTAGATGGAGTAGAAAAGATTACTTTAGGAGAATCCGGCGCAACACAAAACATATACGATGTTGATACGTTTTCGGCTTCTTTTGCATTCCCAACACATCCGTTGGTTGTAAGTTCATCTGATGTAAACACAACAAGCCCATTCGATGCTTATTTTGGAATAGACCCGTACAGAAATGGAAGTAAAAGAATAGTTGCTGAAAATCATGTTGACATAGTTTCTGCTTTGCCTGAAAATTTTGAAGATGATGAAAGGTCTGTAGAAATCTCATACTATTTTTCGCTGGATGATGTTCGGCAAGCATCGGCTTCTGTTCCTGCTGCAACCCCTGGCGCACCAACATCTCAGTGGTACGCTGATGCGTTTTACGAAAGTGGTTCTCGCGTCATTGGTTTGGCAATAAATGTAACTGGGGCTTATAGTCCACTTACCACACAAACGACTCCTTCTTATGAGTCAATTTTGACTGCTGGGTTTAACAAGTTTACTATGCCGTTGTATGGTGGCTTTGAAGGGGTAGACGTGACAGAAAAAGAACCATTTAGAAATTCTATTTTGAAAAATGGAACAGAAACAACCAATTATGCTTTCCATAGCATTCAGAGGGCGATTGATTCAATTTCTGATGTTGAAACGATTGAATTTAAAGAAGCAGTAATCCCTGGAGTAAAAAATACAACTCTGACCCGAAAATTGATTGATGTTTGCGAAGAGAGAGGTGATGCCTTAGCGTTAATAGATTTGGAGGGGGATTACACTCCAAACACTGAAAACACTTCAGATGAGGCTACACGGAGAGGAGATGTTGATACAACGATTTCTAATCTTAGAGATCGTGGAATTAATTCTAGTTATGGTGCTTGTTTCTACCCTTGGGTAAAAATTAGAGATGAGTTTAGCGATACTACAATTGACGTTCCACCTTCGATAGTTGCTCTTGGAAGTCTTGCCTATGCGGAGAGAGTTTCTGAGCCTTGGTTTGCCTCGGCTGGCTGGAATCGTGGTGGGTTGTCGAATGGTGTTTCTGGCTTGAGTGTTATAAATGTAAAAGAAAAGTTAAATCAAGAACAACGCGACAAATTATATGAGGCGAATATTAACCCGATTGCAAAATTCAATCGAAATGAAATAGTAATTATGGGCAACAAAACGCTACAAGTGACTCCTTCAGCACTTGACAGAATCAATGTTCGTCGTTTGATGATTGTTCTTAAAAAGATAGTTTCAAACGAAGCGAAAGACATTCTTTTTGCGAATAATGTGAAGACAACTTGGGCAAGATTTATATCTAAAGTCGAACCTAAATTAAGAAGTATCAAGGCTCGTTTTGGGCTTTCTGATTATCGCTTAGTTTTGAATGAAGAAACAACTACAGAAGATTTGGTAGATAGAAATATTATGTATGCACAGATTTATCTCAAGCCAGCAAGAGCAATTGAATATATTGCAATTGATTTTGTTCTTGAGCCATCCGGTGCATCCTTTGAAGATTAATAAGAGGAAAGAAGACAATGGCTTTTTGGACTGATGCCACAAGGTTAGAGCCGAAACGACAATTTAAATTTGGAATAACAATACCTAATGAATTATTTGGCGATGGAGTCTTATTTTATGCAAAAACATGCGATAAACCCGGCTTTTCGCTTGGTGAAGAAAAAATTTCATATTTAAATTATGATTTTAAATTCCCTGGAAGAGTAACTTGGAGTGATGTTGCCATGACGCTCAACGACCCAACAGAACCGGATGTTGCTTTTGCGGTGGGTCAAATTTTAGAAGGTAGTGGATATATAATTCCGGGTTCTCCTAATTCTTTAACAACAATTTCTAAAAGACGTGCTGTTGGTTCTTTAGGTAATGTGATAATAGAACAGATAGATACAAAAGAAAGGGTTGTTGAAAAGTGGGTGCTGAACAATGCTTGGATAAAAGATGCGAAGTTTGGACAACTTGATTATGGGCAAGATGGTTTTTCAGAAGTGTCTTTAACTTTTTCATACGATTGGGCAGAATTTGAATCTGTTGATGGTTTTAGGTTATTTTATCCCAGCGAAATCTAAAAAAAAAAAAAGGTAATTTATGAGAAACAACGAAGAAAGATTACAAAAACCAACTGAGAGTGCGAAAGCAAGTGCTATAATCTCACAAACAGAGCAAAAAAAAAGTTTTGAATTCCCTTCATTTACTGACATAGTTGAACTACCTTCCGAGGGAAAATTCTATGGTCCAGAACATCCCCTACACAACAAAGAGAGTGTTGAAGTTTTCTATATGACCTCCAAGGAAGAGGATGTTTTGACTTCTGAAACTTTGCTTGAAAATGGTTTAATGTTTGACAAATTAATTTCAAGTGTATTGAAAGATAAGAAAATAAAATCAAAAGATTTGCTAGATGCTGACAGGTCTGCCATTTTGATTTCGGTAAGAAAGACTGGTATGGGTCCAGACTACACAGTCACAAACATGCCTTGTCCAGAATGCAATAACAAGCAAGAAGTAACGGCGAATTTAAACTCTGACGTTTATATTAATGACAATCAAAAAGACTTGAAAGACTTAGATATTACAAGAAACGGAGATTCCTTATTCAACTATAAAATGAAATGGGAAGACATAGAAGTTGATATTGGCTTTAAACTTTTAGATGGCGTTGATGAGGGAGAAATTTTCAAAAAGACAAAAAAGATAAAGAAAACAAAAAGTCATGAGAAAAATTTCACAAATCGCTTAAAGCAAATAATTGTTTCTGTGAATGGTCGTGAAGACAAGTTATATATCCAAAGGTTCTGTGAGAACATGCCTTATATCTTTGCTAAGGATTTGTTGGAGCAATATAGTGCGATTGTTCCGACAATTCAAATAAAAACTGAATTTGAGTGTGAAAGTTGTGGTTGGGCAGGATTGTTGGAGGTTCCTGTCACTAAAAACTTTTTTTGGCCTGACCTATGAATATAGTAAGCAAGTGTACGAACAACTTTTTTTGTTGCAGTATTATGGTGGTTGGAGTTTTATAGAAGCATACAATCTTCCGATACCCCTAAGACAGTGGTTTGTTGAACGTCTTTCTAACGAAATAAAAAAACAGAACGAACAAATGGAACAAAAAAGATGAAAAATTATGATTTCAAATATCTCAAAGAATCTTTCAATAGGCATATGGATGGCGTTATAGGTCGAGACTTTAATCCAGAATTATCTAATGATACGGAAGCTTTTCCGACCATGAAAAAAGCAATCCCTGTGCAGTTTAAAGTTGCCAATCAAGATATGATGATACAAACTTTAGAGGGTCCAGTATCCGCCAAAAAAGGTGATTATATTATGACAGGAGTTAAAGGTGAAAATTGGCCGATTGATGCACAAAAATTCAAACAAACGTATGATATTATCGAACCCAATGTTGCAACTAAAAAACCAATAAAAGTTTATGCAAAAGAAATGACAAGACCGTTTCAAGTGAAAGTTTCTTGGTCTGATAGTTTATTATCTGGGGGTGGTGGTGATTTTTTAGTTCAATATGGACACAAAGATTATGGAATTGTTGAAAAAGAAGTCTTTAGCAAAAC